ACTGACATGATGGACAGCCTGAATCGCGGCTGCGAGTGAACTGCAAGGGGGCGGGGCCTGGATGGCAGGATACGACACCCCCTTCGGAGGCATCTACGCATGGACAACTACGGTGCGACGCCAAGCGAGTTGCAGCAGTACGGCAACCTGAACCTCTGGCAGTCGCTGATGCTCTTGCAGAGGTGGTCGCCGCTCATCAACTTCGTGCGGGCATTTCTTGCCGAAACGGACCCGTACAGGCAGTCGATCATCGTGGCCGACGCCGCCGAGTGGTGTGCTTCTCAGACCAAGGCGACGCTCGACGACGAGTTCGTCAGGCTGCTGGCTGACGTGGTGAAGACGCCGCAGGGTGAATCGCTGGCCCGGTGGATCGTGGCCCAAGCAGAGGCACTCCGGTGAACACCGATGATCTCGTTCGTCTCGCAGCGGTGGTGGCGGCGGTTGCTCTCGTCGCTGGCCCGTACGTCGGCCAAGCCGGCCCGTGGCTGCTTGAAGCCTGGAAGCGTGGCAAGCCCTACGCCGGCACCGCCGGCCGGGCAGCGGCCGCAGGGCTGATTCTGTGGGCCGCGTGGGGCAACCTGCCGTCGCTCCCGAGCCTGCCGACGCGGCCTGTCACGGTGGACCTGCCTAGCGAGTCCATGCGTCAGACGGTCCAGCCGGTCGCCGACGCTTTGCGGTCGCTCCCGGCGTCCGACCGGGCACTGTGGCGTGAGGTGTGGAGCAAGGCTGGCATCGTCGTGGCCGCCGAGTCAACGGCTCTCCAGCCGGCGTTCCGCGACACCCGCGAACTGCGGGCTTTCACTGCCACGGCTCTCGACATCGCATGGCGGCGGATCGGCGGTCACGCTCCCGGCAGACACGAATCGCTCAGGGGGGCCGTGGAAGCCTCGTACAAGGCCGTGCTGGGATCTGACGACGTGCCGGTCACTGCCGACACTCGCGGCCGCTACGTCGAACTGGCGAAGGCTCTGGCATGGGCGGGGGGCTGAGACATGGCCGACCGTGGCATGGGGTACGTCCCCGATCCCGAAGGTGCGGAGTCGTTCGTCGCCACGTTGCGGCACCCGACGCTGGCACAAGCCGGGCCTGACCTTCGGGCGGCCGGCGAAGACGTGATGCTCTACCCGGCGTTGCTCGCCTGCTCGCCGTCGTGGCGTCGCGGCTCGCAGGGCAACGTTGGCAGTTGCGTCGGCTGGGGCGCGTCGCTCGCCGTGGACGTGCTCGCCGCGTGCGACATCCACTGGCGGAAAGAGCCCGAGACGTGGAAGGGCCGCGTGATCGAGTCGAGCCTTTACGGGTTCTCTCGGGTCGAGGCCCGCGGCCAGCGGACGAACACCGGCGGCGACGGGTCCACAGGCTTTCACGCGGCCAAGAGCATCCGCGACTTCGGCTGCCTGCACTACGGCGTTGACTACGCCGGGACGATCATCCGCGAAGAGGGCAAGCAGGCCCGTGATCGCGACTGGGGCCGCAATGGCGTGCCCGACGTGCTCGAGCCGTTCGCCAAGGAACGGCGGTGCTCGGAGACGACGCTGGCCACGAACTTCAACGAGGCCGCCGCAGCGATCAGCAACGGTTACCCGGTCGTCGTGTGCAGCGGGCAGGGATTCAGCATGTCCCGCGACGCCGACGGGTTTTGTTCGGCAGGTGGTGTCTGGTGGCACTGCATGGCCTTCATCGGAGCCCGTTTCGGCAAGCGTCCCGGCCTGCTCTGTGCCAATTCGTGGGGCGACTCAAACACCACCGGCAAGCACTACCCCGAGGACATGCCCGAGGCCGTCCGCAACTGCTCGTTTTGGGTGGACGCCGAGGTCGTGGACCGCATGCTGTCTGGCCGTGACTCCTACGTCTACGCCGGGTACAGCGGGTTCAAGCCGACCGCCCTGCCCGACAACTGGCTGCGAGGGATTCTGTGATGCGTTACCTGCTCGCTTTTCTCGTCGTCGCTGCCGGCTGCGTTGCCACGCTGCCCAGCGACAACAGCGTATCCGCTGACCTGGCCGCCGAGACGGCCCGCATGATCGTTCAAATGCGGCACGAGCCGGCCCCGACGCCAGCCCCCCCGAAGCCCGTCGTGCCAGCCGGCAAGTGCCCCAAGTGCCTCGGCACCGGCCGCATGAGCACGGATGGCCGCATTGTGATCACCTGCCCGGAGTGCGGCGGAACGGGGAACGCGAAATGACACGGGACGAACTCGACGCCTACGTGTGGTCGCAGTTGAGCGTGCGGAAGCACGCCGCCGGCCGGCGCGTGGTCAGCCGCATCGTGGCGGACGCCGTGCGTGATTGGCCGTCGGCCGCCATGGCCAGAAGCGACCACGGCGAGGTCCAGGCGTTCGGCAGCATCTACGCCAAGAGCCTTGCCAGACGGCAGCAGCAGTACGGCATGGGCATCATCCTGACGCTCGTGCTGTCGGCCTTGATCAGCGAGGTCGTGAAGACGCTGATCCGCTGGTGGCTGGAAAGCCGCGACAACCGGGCAGCGATGCAAGCGATGCGGGAGACACCATGACCGACGCCACTAAGGAAACGGTTTTTCAACTGCTCCGCGAGTACGGATTCGCCACGCTGGTTGCGTGTTTTCTCGGCTACGTCGGCCGACAGGACGTGATCTTGCCGATGGTTGAGTCGCACCGGGAGTTCCTGAAGGACATCGCCGAGACGCAACGCGAGATCAGTCAGGCCGTTGGCGAGCAGACGAAACTGCTATACGCACTTCAGCCGCGGCTGGTGAACGACAACAAGCCTGACCCGACGAGGAACTGACACCATGGGCATGAGCGGACGGCTACTGAGGCCGAAAGGTTCTTCAGCGCCGGTGTTCACCGAAGCGGGCTACACCCGCCTGTGGTGCGTGACGGATAAATCCACAGGCAACGTCACCGGGACTGCGGAATCCGACACCGGATTCTACGCCGTGAAGTGGTGGGACAACACCACGACGGTGTACGAGAGTGGCGACACGTTCAGCAAGTCGGCGGGGGGGAGGAAGGCGTTTGAGATTTTCCCGTCCGATACGATGGGCGATCCAGAGGGCCAGTTCGACGGCTTCGACATTAGCGACAACGCGCTCACGCAAGTGCGTGCCGAAGATGTATCGCTGTTTGGTTCGGCTGGCTGGCCGGGCTTTTGGTATTGGACGTACCCGGCGGGAATGCAGAATTGGTTTCCGGGCACGCCCGCCGGGTACGAAGGCGGGACAATCAGCAAAAACTCGCTATCGGCCACCGCGCTAGACCAGTTCTACGCCGACTTGGACGCAGGCGGTGGAAGACTGTTCGTTGATCGCAATCCCGGCATCGGCGCCGACACCCCGACGATTGCGACAACGAAGGGGTATACAGTGTTTGGGAGCGTGCCGCCGCAGACGACGGTCCTGCTGCCGTTCGACAGCAATTTCGATGACGCTACGGGGGGCGCGCCGATCCCCTCATATAGTGGCGATGTGTTCATCGACGCGTCGGTAAAGAAGTACGGGGCTGGCTCACTGCGCGCGGAAGGCGGGTATCTGGAGTTCGCAGACAGCCCGGCGTTTGACATCAATTACCTTGAGCCGTTTACGATTGAAATGTGGCTGCGCATCAACGAACGCGGCAATGGCTACTGTACTGTGGCCACGAAGCGATCGGGCGTTGACTGGCAATGGCTTGTTGGTTTCAGCAATCCCGAGACGGCGAATTTTTACTTTTCTGCAAACTCCTCTGGTGGCGGTGGTGGCGCCGGCGGGCAAAACGAAGTATTTGACCCGACCGAAATGGACGAGGGCGTGTGGTATCACTACGCAATCGTCGGAGTCCCTGGCACCGTGAAGATGTATCGCAACGGCGCGGAGGTCGCATCCGGCCCCTTCGCCTCGCAGCCTAACAACGGGCAACCTGTGACACTGGGAGCGTTGGCGGGAGGAGGCGAGCCGTTTGACGGGAACATTGATGACTTTCGCGTTGTGAAAAATGCGGCAGTATATACCGCGAACTTCACCCCCCCCACCGGCCCGCTCGGAGTGTACCCGTAATGTTTTACTACTCCACCCCCAACTACAGCGTTGCCCTCAACGCGAAGGTCGGCTCAACGGCGATGGCCCGCGCGCTCATTCGGCAGTTCTATCCGCGACTGGACTGGCTGATTCGCACTGCTGCCTTTCCGGCCGGCGTGACAGAGGCAGATCGTCCGTTCCATTGGATGTGTCCCGGCAGGCGGACGCCTGACAAACCTGTGGTCCTCCTCGTCCGTGATCCTGTGGACAGGTTCATCACAGCCTGCCAGCAAGTCGGCATCAGCACGCGAAAGGCGGATGCCGCGATTGCCTCACTGGTTGAAGACAAGCCGTTCGCGAGGTCGAAGCCCAGCGACATTACGCCCGAGCGATGGGCCGAGCAGCGAGAGCGGGCGGCCAAGCGGGTGGCGCGAATGCAGCGGCGTGACAGAAAGTGGCGGCCGGATCGGCTGCGTGCCGACGCGCATTTCTTCCACCAGTACCAGTACGCAGTCGGCCCGACAACCTGTTTCCGATTCCCTCGCGACATTGCGGCGGCGGCGGCGTTCATCGGCATCGACGCCCCTCTGCCGGAACTCAACCGGGCACGGCGGGAAAAGCCGACACTGACCAAGCAGGAGGCCGATGCGGTGCGGGCGTACTACGCGGTGGACCAAGCCCTGTTCGATGCGATCGCGCAGGCTGGATACGTCTACACGCCGCCCGCGTGACGCTCTTCACCTTAGAGACAGCCGTGCGGTTCAATGAGATCGAAGTCGTCGCCATCGCTGACGCGGTGGCCCTGCTGCCGCAAACCCCCGAACCGTGACTGCACCGGGGTAGGCTGAAGCGAAAGGCCACGCACCGGGCCATACCCGTGCCTCACAAGGAACCATAGCCATGTCGGGGTCTGCAAGCATAGGAGACCGGTCTGGTAGGGTGCGGTGACACAGGAGAAACGCTATGTCTGAGATGCGCATCGTTCGCCGGGTCAGGTTCTCGCCGATCACGCTGGCTACGGCCACGGCGTCGTGCGCCACGCTGAACCTCGGCGACATGGCAGGCGGCGTCGTGTCGTTCGGCACCATGCTGACCGCGGCCACCTCGCTCCAAATGTGGGGAGCCACGGACGAGGCCGGTCCGTTCCGCCGGGTCTACAAGGCTGACGGCTCGGCGGCCGACGTCACGCTGGCCCCCAGCACGGCCGACGGCCGCGTGTACGCCCTGCCCGACGAAGTGTTCGCCGTGCCGTGGCTCAAGATCGCGTCGGCCACTACGAACTCGACCGGCACGATTGGCGTGGTCTCCCTGAAGTCGTGAGATGCCGACGCGTATCCCTACGTTCCGTGCCACGCCGCTGCTGCGGGCGTTCCGCCAGCCCGACGACAGGCCCAACGCCTACCAGCGTGGATACACCGACCGGCGGCACCAAGCGTGGCGGCTTGCGGTCCTGACCCGCGACGCGTGGCAGTGCCAGCGATGCGGCCGCGTCTGTGCCGACAAGCGTGAGGCACACGCCGACCACATCAGCCCGGTGGTGCATGGGACCGGCGTGTGCCGCGATGGCCGCTCCCGGTACGACGTGGATGGCGGGCAGTGCCTGTGCCACTCCTGCCACAGTCGCAAGACAAACTCCGATCAGTGTGCGATTTCTCAGGGATGACCGCGATGGAATGGCCCCATGTAATAAGGGGGAGTTGGGCCGACGCCTCGCGGCCGCGTAGCCCCCGGTAGGGGGGGGTGGGGCGCGCCTTCCGGCGGTTTTTGACGAAAACCGGGTGTTTCCTCCCCCCCGTGCGGCCGGGGGTTTTCGGCCCCCCCGGTCGAACGCTTGCCACGGCCCCTATAACGCGATCCTAGGCCCGATGCCGCCACCCCCCGTGAAACCCCGATGAACATCCGAAACCGCGTCAAATCGCTCCGCATGGTCCCTGCCAGCGACCTCCGGCCCAATCCGAAGAACTGGCGAACCCATCCGAAGGCCCAGCAGGATGCCCTCCGGGGCGTGCTGGCCGAAGTCGGCCTTGCCGACGCCTGCCTCGCCCGCGAGTTGCCAGACGGATCCCTCATGCTGATCGACGGCCACCTGCGTGCCGAGACGCTTGGCGACGGCGACGTGCCGGTGCTGGTCCTCGACGTGAACGAGGCCGAGGCCGACAAGATTCTCGCGACGCTCGATCCGCTGGCGGCGATGGCGGATTCCGACGCGGCGAAGTTGGACGAACTGCTTCGCACCGTCGATACCGGGAGCGAGGCGTTGCAGCAGATGCTGTCGGCGACGGCGAGCGCGGCGGGGCTGTATCAAGAACTCAGCACGTCGCTCGGCAACGACGGCGACGACCAGCCGGATGAAGATGCCGCTGGCGAGCCTCCCCCGAGCGGCGTCCGCATGGTGCAGTTGTTTCTCGACGAGTCGAACATCGGAGAGTTTCAAGACGCCTGCGCTGCGCTCGCCGAAGCATACGGCACGCACAACATAACCGACACGATTCTGGAGGCGGTGCGTCGTGCAAGTGCATCACTGTAAGGAGAAGTTCCCGGCCGACCACCTCGCGGGAACCAAACTCGACGAGTCGCACTACGATCACCTGCTAGGCGGCGACGAACCGTGCGACGTTTTCAAGCCAGACGGCACGCCGCTGGTCAAGTACCGCCCGCGATGGTTCGGCGAGGATTTGTGCCGGTCGGTTCTGCCAGCGTGCCGCAAGGCGGCAACGAAAACGAACAATCGCGGCATGGCGGCTGGTGACATCAAGCAAGTCTCGCTCGGAACGCATCGGCCAATCGAGGCGCACTCAAAAACGAACTTCCGAACGATCAAGCAAGACGGCACGATCAGCAACACCACTCGCGGCGGCGAGGTTGAAAGCGGAATCATTGGATACTTCGACCGCAGTGCGAGGTTTCCGTTTTGCCGTCAAACATCGTTCTTGATTTCGCAGGCCGCTACGTGGAAGCGTTTCCTTCCGTACATCGAACGCGCTGATCAAGGGTTCCGCGAGTTCACGCCGGATCGCTGGGCTGCACAGCGCAACTGCGCGAGTCGCACCGCGTCGGATTGGGTCATCCCGCAAAGCACCTTCACCACGGTCACCGTCAATAAGAACTTCCAGACCGCGACTCACAAGGACGCCGGCGACCTTGCCGCCGGGTTCGGCGTCATGTCGTGCCTGCGGAACGACAAGTACGACGGGGCGTATCTGGTGTTCCCGGCGTACCGCGTCGCGGTCAACTTCGACCACGGGTGCCTGTGCCTTGCGGACGTGCATGAGTGGCACAGCAACACGTCATTCACGCGGATGCGGCTCGGCTACGAGCGCATCACACTCGTCTTCTACTACCGCGAGAACATGATCCACTGCAAAGAAGCCAAAGCGGAAGTCGAGTGGGCGAAGAACAGAAAAAGAGGGGAGCCGCTCGCATAATGGCTATATGTCTTTTCTATCTCGCAGAGCCGAGGTACGGCGGTTGGCCTACCTACACGTCGCATCTCTACAGAGGCCTCGCAGAAACAGGCAAGCGGCCAGTGCTGTTCAAGATAGGTAGCAAAACAGACGGCAGAATGCGGCCGTACGGCAGGGGGATCGAATACACAAACATCACGCTAAGCGATGCAGTTTCAATGGCGCGAAGCAACCCGTGTTTCATCACCGCAGTTGGAAAGGGATACTACGACGCCGCGTGCAGTTTGATGCTTTCGGGTGCATCCGTTTGCGTGCACGATCCAACGGAACTGAAAGAGCCTTTTGCATCGGCACTCCCGGCGGCGAAGGTGGTTGTGATCCGTGAGTCGATGCTTTCGCACCTCCCTCATGCGAAGTTCACCCTTCATCCTTACGCGCCCCGTGGGCAGCAAGGAACCAAAGAAAAACTGGCGTGCGCGATATCAAGAATCGACCACGACAAAAACACATCCATCATCGCATCCGCGAACGAACGGCTAAAAGAGCCTGTTCAACTTTACGGCGCGATCAACCGCATCTACTCCTACTTCACGCTCGACGCGAAGCACCCAGGCTGGGAGAAGAACTATGTCTCCTCCCCGAGCGCGAACAGCCTCTGGGCGTGTCAGAAAATCGCTTGCGGGTACAAAAAAATGGTCGATCTTTCTGTCATCAAAAAAGACGGCAGGGGAACGCAGTACACGTTCCTTGAGGCAGTGGACGCAGGATGTTCCCTGATTTTGCACGAAGCATGGGAACCGAGCGGCCTGCTTTCGCAACTAAGCCGTACCGTTCGCTGCTCCGATAGCTTGGTCGAGGAGCTTGCGAAACCGTGCAGGTTCGACAAAAAAGCCGCCCAGCAGTTGCTGCTAAATCACTGTCACAAGAAAATAGCAGCACAAACCTGCGAAGCGATAGGAGCATGACATGGGCAAACGTGGCCCCGCCCCCGAACCGTCGATCCTGAAATACATTCGCGGCAACCCGTCGAAGGCGGCGCTGCCGACGAACGAGCCGACGCCCGACCTGCTCGACAACCTCGACCCTCCCGGGTGGATTGCCGAAGACCCGGTCGCGGTGAAGAAGTGGAACGACACCGTGCCGATGCTGCGGCGGATGCGAGTGTTCACGGAGGCCGACGTTGATGCGTGGGCACTCTATTGCCACACGTGGTCTAAATGGCTGGAGGCCCGCGACAAGTGCAAGCAGTTGGGCCGCGACAACATCACGATGGAGCCAGACCCGAACCGCACGGACGGACGGCTGCGAATCAAATGGACGCAGCCGTTTTCATGGTCGGTCGATGAACGGTCGCTGCGTGGCGACTTGCGAAGGATGCAGCAAGACTTCGGCATGACGCCAAGCAGCCGGTCACAGGTGAGCACGCATGGCAGTGAAGAAGCAGACCCGGTTGCCGCCTACGCTGCGAAGCGACGCCGCACGCCTGGGGCTTGACTACTACTTCGACCCTGAAGCCGCGCAGCACGCCGTCAACTTTTTTGAAGGCTGGCTGCGGCACAGCAAAGGGAAGCACGCGGGCCAGCCGTTTGCCCTGCTTGAGTGGCAGACGGTGATGATCGGCGAGTTGTTCGGCTGGAAGCGACTCGCCGACGACACCCGTCGCTATCGCGTGGCCTACATCTCCACGGGGAAGAAGCAGGGGAAGTCAACGCTCCTCGCGGGCATCGGTCTGTATCTGCTTGTGATGGATGGAGAGAACGGGGCCGAGGTGTACGGGGCGGCTGCGGACCGTGAGCAAGCCTCGTTGGTCTACAGAGAAATGGCGTCGATGGTGCGGGCGTCGCCGCAACTCTCCCGCGTGCTGGAAGTCATCGACTCCCGCCGCACGATCGCCTACCGCAAAGAGGCGTCGTTCTACCGCGTACTTTCGGCGGATGCTTTCAGGGCGGAAGGGTTGAACATTCACGGGCTGCTGTTTGACGAGCTGCACAGCCAGCGTGACCGAAGGCTTTTCGACTCGCTCCGCTACGGAGGCGCGGCGCGAGAGCAGCCGCTCCTTGTGTCGGTGACGACGGCCGGCCACGACCGCAACTCTATCTGCTGGGAGCAGTACACCTACGCCAAGGCCGTGCTGCGGGATTGGACGCACGACCCGACGTTCTTTCCTTGCATCTACGAGGCCGAGGAATCGGACGAATGGACAGCCGAGGATACGTGGCCGAAGGCGAACCCGTCGTGGGGCGTGACGATCAAACCGGAGGACTTCGCCGCCGACTGCCGCGAGGCCCAACTTTCCAACACGAAAGAAAACTCGTTCCGCCGCTACCGACTCAACCAGTGGACGCAGCAGGACACGCGCTGGATTCGCATGGAGGCGTGGGACGCTTGCGCCTCGGAGCCGCCCGGCCCGCTCGACCGGCGGGAGTGCTGGTGCGGCCTCGACCTTGCGACCACCTACGACACCTCGGCGTTCGTCGCGGTGTTCCCCGCCCCCGACGGCACCTACGACGTTCTGTGCCGTTTCTGGATTCCAGGGGACAACGCACAGGAGCGGGAGCGAAAGGACCGCGTGCCGTACGTGTCGTGGGCGAAAGACGCGTCCACCGGCCTGACCATGACGGGCGGAAACGTGACGGACTTCGACGTGATCCGCCGGGACATTGTTCAGTTTTCCAAGCAATACAACGTGCGGCAGCTGGCCATCGATAGATGGTCGGCTACGCAGTTGTCCTTGCAACTGCAAGGGGACGGGCTCGACGTTGTAGGTTTTGGACAGGGCTACGCCAGCATGAGCCCGGCCGCAAAGCAACTGGAAAACCTCATCGCATCGGGGAAGCTCCGGCACGGTGGTAACAAAATCCTCGGATGGATGGCCGGCAACGTCAGCGTGAAGATGGACGCCGCAGGGAACATCAAACCGATCAAGCCGGAATACGGGAAAAGCGAACGGATCGACGGCATCGTGGCTTTGACGATGGCAGTCGGCATCCACGCCGCGAAGAAGCCTCAAGAACAAGCCCCCGAAATCTTCATCATCTGACCCATGATCGCAGACGCACACCCGCGAATCCTCTGGCTCCCGTCTGGTGACGCGGAGTCGCGGCACTGGGATTACGAGGGCGGATCGTTCGGTGGCAGCAACCGCAACCCTGCCGGCGTGCGGATCGACTCCGAGACGGCGATGCGTTCGACCGTCGTGCTGGCGTGCGTCCGCGTGCTGGCGACCTCGGTCGCGGGTTTGCCGCTGCACCTCTACCGGCGGCAGGCCGACGGCGGCAAGACGATCGCCCGCGAGCATCCGCTCTACCGCCTGCTGCACGCCACGCCGAACGGCTGGCAGACGAGTTTTGAGTGGCGCGAGCAGTTGATGCTGCACCTCTGCCTGCACGGCAACGCCTACGTCGAGATGCGGGCCGGGGCCGCCGGCTTCGCGTCGGAGTTGATTGCTCTGCATCCAAGCCGCATGAAGCCCGAGCGGATCGAGAACGGGCGGCTGCGGTACAAGTACCGCGAGGAAAGCGGAGCCGAGACGGTCTACACGCAAGACCAGATCATGCACCTGCGGTGGCTGTCCGATGACGGCGTCAACGGCATGATTCCTGTGGAACTGGCCCGCGATGCTATCGGGCTTGCCCGAGCGTGCGAGATTCACGGGGCGTCGTTCTTCGCGAACGGGGCACGCCCCGGCGTGGTCCTCGCCACCGACAACATGATGGACGCCGAGGCGGCCCGCTCGCTCCGCGAAAACTGGGAGCGGGTGCATCGCGGACCGGACCGGAGCAACCGGACGGCGGTACTGACCAACGGCCTCAAGCCTGTGGAGTTCGGCGGCACGAATCAAGAGTCGCAGTTTCTGGAGACGCGGCGGTTTTCCGTCGAGGAAATCTGCCGCATCTACGGGTGCCCGCCGCATCTCGTCGGCGACTTGACCCGCTCGTCGTTTTCCAACATCGAGCAGCAGAGCCTCGACTACCTCCAGAACACGCTGCTCGGCTGGCTGCGTCGGTTTGAATCGGCGTTCGCCCGCGACCTCATCACGGACGATTCGCTGTTCGCCGAGTTCGACGTGCGCGGCCTGCTGCGTGGCGACGCCACGGCCCGCGCGTCGTACTACCAGACGCTCTGGAATCTCGGCGTGGCGAGCATCAACGAAATCCGCGGGTGGGAGAACCTCGACCCGGTGGAGGCCGGCGACACGCGGTTCGTGCAACTCAACATGACGACGCTTGGCCGGGCGGCCGCGATGCCCGAGCCGACGGCGACGGTGGAGTTGCCGGCTACCGAGCCGACCGCTGCGGCGGGGCCGACCGACGCGGTCCCCGGCGAGCCGCAGGCGGCAGACGTGTCGCTCAACGGGTCACAAATCACGGGGCTGCTCGCGATCCTGCAGGCTGTCAGCACAGGCATCTTCACGAAGAGCGGTGCCGCTGCAGCGGTCGCGGCAGCCTTTCCGTTCATCCCGCAATCGCAGGTCGATGCGATCCTCGCGGGCGTCCCCGAGCCAGCCGCACCGCTGCCGCTGCCGGCTCCGCCGCCAGCACGCTCGCAGCCCGAGTCGCGAGCCATGACGATCAGTATCGACTTCGACCGGACGTTCGCGGCCGACCCGGCACTGTGGGGCAACTTCGCCCGCAAAGCGGTATCGGACGGGAACACGGTGGTCATGGTCAGCCGTCGGCCAGATACGGCCGACGACCGGCAGACCGTGACCGACACGCTGGGCGAGTACGCCGAAGCGTTCAGCCAAGTGCTGCTCGTTGGCGACGCGCTCAAGGACGACGCCGCCAAGGCGGCTGGCGTCAACGTAGACGTGTGGGTGGACGATTCGCCGCAGTTCGTCCGCAAGTACGCCAAGCCGCGACGCAAGCGAAAGGGCAGCGATGGCGGCACGGTATGACCACATCGACTTCACGCCGCCGGCCGGCGTGCGAGCCGAAGCACAGAAGGGACTCGATTGGCGAAGCGAGTACGGCCGCGGCGGCACGGAAGTCGGCGTCGCCCGCGGTCGCGACCTGAGCAACGGAGTGAACATCAGTCCGGAGACGGCACGCCGAATGAAGGCGTACTTCGACCGGCACGAAGTAGACAAGCAGGGCAAGGGATGGTCGCCCGGTGAGGACGGGTTTCCGAGCAACGGCCGGATCGCGTGGGCCTTGTGGGGCAGCGATCCCGGCTGGGCTTGGAGTCGCAAACTGGTGGAACAGATGAACGCCGCAGACGAGGAGAACCGCAGCATGGCCGTTGAACGTCGCAGCCTGTACGAAGAGGAGAACGGCACGCTGCCGCTGCTCCGCATCGAGTCGCGGGCTGAAGAAGGCGCCGCCGAGTCGCAGTGGATTGTCGGCTACGCAGCCAAGTTCGGAGTCACCAGCCTCGACCTCGGTGATTTCCAAGAGCGGATTCACCCCGACGCGTTCGGCATCGTGTCCGAGCGGCGCGGCCGCAAGAAGCCGCTGGAGACGCGAGCGCTCTGGAACCACGATGCGAATTTCCCCCTCGCCCGCTATCCCGGCACGCTGCGGATGAACGTGGACGAAGTCGGCCTGCGGTACGAGTTCCCTGTGCCGAACACGACGTACGGCCGCGACCTCGCCGCCAACATCGAAGCGGGCATCGTGCGGGGCAGTTCGTTCTCGTTTCAGATCGCCCCCGACGGCGAGGCATGGAGCGTGGAGGAAGGCCGCTCGATCCGCACGGTGACGCGGATTGACTCGCTGATCGACGTCGGCCCAGTGACTTTTCCTGCCTACCCGGCCGCGGATACGGCCGTCGCCAAGCGGTCGTTTGACGCGTTCCGTTCCAAGCGAATCGCCGTCGCCAGCCGGGCCGCTTCGTTCCGCGACTACCTGAGGCAGCATGGCCGCTAAATCCGGCGACGTGTGCGAGCGGTGCCGCAAGGCCCGGCTCGGCGTCGTGTCGAGTCAGTCACGCGGCGAATACCAAACCCGCTACCTGCGGTGCGCCGCGTGTGGTGCGACGGCCAAGAGCGTCGTGCCTGCCGATGCGATTCGTCGCCGCAGTCTTACTACCTAGTAAAGACCACCGTGCGGCATCTGGATGGGTGGCGTGGTGTATCCGTAGTTTGGCAGCAGGCGGCCAGTGGTGCCGCTGTCCGAACAACAGGAGCCGCGAACGTGGACAAGATCAAGAAGCTGCTGGACGAACTCGCCGCCGTCGTCGCCGAGATGGAGACGATGACCGAGGCTCCCGCCGAGGGCGATGCCCCCGCGATGAGCGAGGAGCAGGAAGCGTCGCTCCGCAGCCTTGAGTCCCGTGCCGACAAGATCAAGGAGCAGATCGCGTTCTGCGAGCGGCTCGCCGTGAAGGAGAAGGAGATGCGGGCGATTCTGGAGCGTGCCGCTCCCGCCGCGAAGGTCGAGACCGCCACCAAGCAGGAGACCGCCGCCGTGACCGAGAATCGCAGCAAGCCGTTCGCCGTCCCGAACCACGGCAGGCTCAAGGCATTCCGCTCGGCGGAAGCCGCCTACCGTGCCGGCCAGCACATTCGCGGCTACGTCCTCGGCGATGCCGAGGCCCGCCGGTGGTGTGCCGACCACAACGTCGAAAGCCGGGCGCAGGCCGGCGGCATCAACGCCCTCGGCGGTGTGCTGACCAGCGACGAGATGAGCACGGAAATCGTGCGACTTGTCGAGGAATTCGGGTCGTTCCCCGCGAACGCCAAGCGCGTTCCGATGAACTCCGACACCATGCTCGTCGCCCGCCGCAAGGGCGGGCTGGCGGCTCGGCCGATCGGTGAGAACGCCGCTCCCGACACCAGCGACGTGACGTTCGACAACATCTCGCTCGTCGCGAAGATGTGGGGCATCGACAACCGCATTCCGAACTCGCTGCTGGAAGATTCCGTCATCGACCTCGCAGACGCGATGGCCGTCGAGGTGGCTCAGGCGTTCGCCGAAGCCTTCGACAACGCCGGCTGGATCGGCACCGGGGCGCTGGCTTCGTATCACGGCGTGGTTGGTGCGTCGGTGGGGATCGACGACGGCACCCACACCCGCAGCGTGGTTTCGGCTGGCTCCACCCGCAACACGTTCGAGTCCCTCAACCTCACCGACTTCACGAACACGGTGGCTCGCCTGCCGGTGTTCGCGAGGCGGAACGCCAAGTGGTACATCAGCCCGGCCGGCTACGGCTCCGCGATGCTGCGGCTCATGGTTGCGGCCTCGGGCAACAACGTGGCCGACGTGGCCGGCGGTGCTGGGCTTCAGTTCCTCGGCTTCCCGGTGGTGCTGGCGCAGCCGCTCCAGAGCAACCTGACCGGGACGGGCAGCACGATCGCCTGCATGTTCGGCGACCTGTCGCAAGCCGCGACGTTCGGCGAGCGGCGAGCGATCAGCATCAAGACCTCGACCGAGCGGTTCATCGAACTGGACCAGACCCTGACGTTCGCCACGACCCGCAACGCGATCGTCATTAACGACCTGGGAGACAACTCCAAGGCCGGCCCGCTCGTCGCCCTCAAGTTCGCCGCCTGACCCTGACTCAAGGAGACCCTGACCAGTGAATCACGTTGAAAACACCCGCAGCGTTGCGTCTGGCGTCGCGACCGGTTCTTCGGTTGCCGGCGGCACCGTGGCCCTGACGGTTGACACGCTGGGCTACGGCTACCTGTCGGTCGATGCGGTGTATTCCACCTGCGTCGTCGCCTCGGCCGTTGCCTCCATCTTCACGCTGGAAGCGGCCGACACGACCGCCGCGCTCGCCACGTACACGGCGACCTACGGCTCCGTGACGGCGGTGACCAGCGTGGCGAACACCGCGGCGGCTCAGACCTCGACGCCGACGATCATGCGGTTCGACTTCGACCTGCGTGGCAAGCCGCGGTATATCCGGTTCGCCACCGCTCCCAACGACACCAACGCCCGCGCGGTCATCGTGGGCCGGCTGTCGAAGGGTGCCGACGGCCCCGACTCGGCCGACGAGAAGAACACCCGCCTCAAGTTTTCCAACTGAAAAACTTGACACCCTCCCGACACTGATGGCGGGGCAGGCATCAGACCTGCCCCGCCATCGCGTTTTTTTGGAGGCATTCATGCTGGTCAAAGTCGGCGGAACGGACGTTGAGGTGCGGGTCGAGTGCGTGCTCTCGGCTCCGCGGTTCGGTCCCTTGGCGAACGTGTTCGGCTGGATTCAGGCGTTGATGCCGCTTCATATTCGCCCGACGCTCGGGCAGGGGGCGCTGTGGGGGCAGGTGCTGGCTCGCCTGCTCGACCAGTTCAAGGACACGACCGAGTACATTCTTTGCACCGACTACGACTCGTTTTGGGATCAGCGAGTTGTCGAGGAACTCATCGCGACCGCGATGGTGTTTCAGTGCGACGCGATCGCCCCGCTTCAGGTCAAGCGGGAGGACGGCCGCCCCATGTTCACGCTCCTGAACACGCTCGACAACCCGCCGCCGAACGGGCAGACCGAACTGGACATGTCGTGGTTCGCCCAGCCGGTGCAGGAAGTGGACAGCGCCCACTTCGGCTGCACGGTCATTTCAACGCGGGCGCTACGGCGAACGCTCAAGCCGTGGTTCCAAGATCAGCCGAACGAGGCCGGCGACTTCTCCGACGGGCGTACCGATGCGGACATTTGGTTCTGGAAGCAATTCAAGAAGTCGGGCAACAAGCTCTACATCTCGCCGCGAACGTGCATCGGGCACGGGGAGTACGTGGCGGTCTGGCCGGGGCAGCAACTCCAGAAGCCTGTGTACCAGTACCTCTCGGACTACCAGGCCAACGGCAAGCCGAAAACTGCATGGAGCGTACCCCAATCGTGAGAATACGTCTGACGAGAAACTACTCGACCTACAGCGTCGGAACCGTGATTGACATCGAGCCGCCGGCGCTGGCTGACCGGCTCGTTGCCGATGGCGTGGCCGTCGTTGAAAGCCAGCGTGCCCTGTTCGTGGAGCAGGCCACCGCTGAACCCGCCGCCGAGCAGGCGGCTCTGACACCGCGACGAGGACGCCCGCCCCGTGCAATATCGCAGCCTGAACACGACGGTTGAGCCTGCCGCCGCACCGGTGACGCTCGCGGAGGCCAAGGCTCACCTGCGGGTGGACGTTTCGACCGACGACACCTACATCTCTGCGTTGGTCAACGCCGCGACCGAGTACGCAGAGACGTACACCAACGAGTGTTTCGTGCATCGCAAACTGCGGATGCGGATGGACTTTTTCCCTACGGAAATCGAACTGCCCCGCCCGCCGATGGCGACGGCCGGCACGACTACGGTGGTGACGATCACCTACACGCTCGCCAGCGGATCGACCACGACGCTTGCCGAGAATCGCTACCGAGTGGACCGCGACTCGACGCCGGGCGTGCTGCGGTTCAACTACGGCGGTTCGTGGCCGGAACACCTCAGCGACTACAACGCCGTCACCGTGGACTGGTGGGCCGGCCGCGGGGCCGACGGCGCGGCAACTTCGCAGCGGGTCAAGAACGCGATCCTGTGGATCGTCGGCCTGTGGTACGAGCGGCGAATGGCGGCCGACAACTTGCAGGCCAACGAGATTCCTTTCGGCGTCAAGGCGTTGCTCGATTCTGCAAAGTGGGGAGCATACGGATGAGCGTCGAAGGACGGATCACGGTCGATGCCTTGTTCCACGACGCTGACGGCACGGCGTCCCTCAAGGTGTTGTCGCTGGAGTCGTCGATGGCGTTCGACGCGGGAGTCGTCGCCGTGGTCAGCGGCACCGCCGGCACCGCTACCGCGGCCGTCTCGACGGCGTCGTACCGCAACGCGGCCGGGGCGACGGTATCGCTGTCCGCGACCCGGCTGGCGTTCGTGTCCGACAACGAGGCCCACTGTCAGGCGGCCGGCAACCGGCCGGCGCTGTTCACCAGCGGAGGGCAGGTGGCGGTGACGAAGATGCCAGCCGGCACGCTGTTCTACGTATTCACGACTGCCGGCACAGCGACCTACCGACTGCTCATGTGGGGGGAGACGTGATCGATCCCGGCCGGCTCCGCGAGCGGGTGACGATCCAGCAGGCCGCCGAGACGCGGAACCGGCTTGGCGAAAGCGTGTCGTCGTGGTCCACGTTCGCGGAGCGGTGGGCGAGCGTCGAAGGCCTGTCGGGCCGCGAAGTGCTTCAGGCTGGGCAGCAGCAGACCGAGGTCACGCACCGCGTGCGGCTGCGGTACGTGGGTGGGCTCAAGGCCACGATGCGGATTCTGTGGCGCGGCCGCACGCTGGAAATCACGTCGCTTCTGGAACACAACAACCGGAGCGAACACGAACTGCTCTGCGCGGAGGCCGTGGTATGAGCATCGTTGGCATCAGCCTGCGGGCGAACATCGCGGAACTGCGGCAGTTGCAGGAAGGGCTCACGACGCTTTTCACTCCGCAAAAAAACGCCGAGACCACGGCGGCTGCGATTCGCAAGGCCGTGCGGCCCGTCTTGCAGCGGCTTGAGGAGATCACGCCGGTCGGCCCCACGGGCAACCTGAAGCGAGCGGCCGCGCTCAAGGTCGTGCGGTACAACCGCGATGGCGTCGCGGTCGGCCTTGTCGGCTACCGGCGTGCCGGTGCGGCGGAATCGACGAGCGCGGCTGGCGGCTCGGTTCGCGCCAGCAAGGACCGGGCATTCCACCAGTGGTTTGTCGAGCAGGGAACGCGGGACCGGTTCGTGGGGAAACTGGCTGACAAGCCGTTCACCCGCAAGTCCCACACCCGCCGCTACCGAAACGGCACGACGGTCGAGGTGCAGCAGCATCAAGTCAAGGGGCAGGGGGCAGTCATCGCGTCGTCATTCAACCGGCTCGGCCCTTTCAAGGTGGTCAGGGCTGGTGACGGCGAAAGTGGTGGCGGCCGCGTCCAGACCGACCCCGCGTACCCGCGAGCGTTTTTCAAGAAGGGGAAAAAGGGCGAGACGGCGATCAAGATCAACGCGTCGCCGCCCGGCGGCCGCGCCGGCGTGCCGCCGCTCAAGACCGCGTGGGACCAGACCCGCCCCGCCGTGGCTGAAATACTTGTCCGCGAACTCCGCATCTCGATGGAGCAGGCCGTCGCTGCCCTGCGGACGTTCGCCGGCGCCCTCGGAGATTGACTCATGCCGGTCCCCCGCACTCCCGAGGCCGTGCTGGCAGACACGCTCGCGGCCAGCCCCGCCACCGCCCGGCTGCTGGGCTTCCGCGTGTACCCGCTGCTGGCCCCTGAGGCGGCCCCGCTGCCGTTTGCGACGTGGAGGCGGGTGTCGGTGCAGCGGCCCGACGCCACGCTCTCAGGGCCGTCCAGCATGGCTACGGTGCAGATGGCCCTGGAACTCTACGCCGCGACCTACGAGGCGGTCCGCGAACTGGCCGACGCCTGCCGGGGCAGTCTGGATGGGTGGTACGTCCATCGGAATACTTCAGTAGACATCCGCAACGTCACGCTGATCGGCGAAACAGACGGCATCGTGACGCTTGCGGGGGGCGAAGCCCCGCCCGTATACGCGGTCACGCAGACGTATTCCATATTCTGGAAGGAGAATGAATCGTGAGTCAGACCCCGCACGACGGAACGGGAACGGTGCTTCGCTTCGGCGCGTCCCTCTACACGGTGACGAACATCGTCATCAGCAACACGAACCCTGCCGCGGCGGCCGACGCGCAGATCGACATCGCGCATCTCGGCCAGACGACCGGCGAGCAGGCGCTGCGGATGAACCGGCCGCTCGTCATTCCGGCCGAGGACGGCTCGTCCGGTCGGCAGATCACCTTCGACTACTACGGCCGCACGATCCTGCTGGACGGAGCGACGGGCACGGTCCTCATCACGGTGGGCGGCACGGCTCTGATCGGAGCGACCGCCGCGACTCCGGCCACGGCGTTCTTCGCCACGGTGGCAAGCGCTCAGCTCACGCTGGCGACGAACGACGTTGTTCGCGGTCAGGCCGTGCTGAGCCTCGTTCGGACCGGTTCGCTGACCTGACCATGACGAGGAGTCGTCGTGGCAATTCCGATTCAGGGCTGCACCGTGACGTGGGGAACTGCCACGCTCACGGAAGTGCGAGCGGTTGAGATCGACTTGCAGCGCGGTCCGCCGCGGGGCCGCACGACCATCTGGACGCTCGACCTCGGGCAGATTCGCGTACAGACCTTCGGTGTCGGCGAGGTGCCTGACTCCGAATACGGCAAGCGGAAGCGGCTCACGGTGAAATGCCCGGTCGGCACGGCGACGCCGCTCACGCTCCACGACTCCGACTGCATCTACCAAGACCGCGGCACGCAGTTGGAACCCAACGGCGTCGTCACGCTTGCCCTCTCGTTTAGGGTGATGGACACCGTTGGTGCCCCATCAAACCCGTAAGGAACACACCATGTCCGCGTTGACCGCTGCACAGATTCTTTCCGCCGATGACCTCGGGCTGCTCAAGGTTGCCGTGCCTGAATGGGGCGGCGACGTTTTCATCCGCGTCATGAGCGTCGGAGAGCGTGACGACTACGAGCGGCTGTGGATCGGCAAGAAGGAAACCGGCATCGCCAACTTCCGCACGAAGTACCTTCAGCGGGTGCTGTGCGACGAGAGCGGGGCGCTGCTGTTTACCAACGAGCAGGTCGAGGCACTCGCGGCCAAGAGCGGCGCGGTCCTCGGGCGGCTGTTCGACAAGGCATCGGCCCACAACGCGATGAGCGAGAAGGACGTGGTGGAACTGGGAAAATCCTGAACGTCTCTCCAACGCGGCGGTTCATGTTGCGGCTTGCTGCCACCCTGCACATGACCGCTCGCGAACTCGGAGAGCGGATGGACAGCCGGGAGTTTTCGGAATGGATTGCACTCGACCGCTACTTCTGCCCGCTACCCGACCCGTGGCGTCAGACTTCGCTCGTCGCCACGTCGATGTTGGCCCCGCACTGCAAGGAGACGCTCAAGCCCGATTCGTTTGTCCCCGTGGAAAAACCGCCGCAGCACGCGTCGCAGGACTTGTCGGCGATTCTGGAACTGCGACGACAACTGGGCATCGTTGAGTAAGTCATGGCAAACGTCCTTTCACTGGCGCTGAAGGTCACGGCTGACGCGTCGGGCTTGAAGCTCGACCCGGTGCAGCGTGCGCTTCAGCGGCTCGGCGACCAGTCCGACGCCCTGTCAGGGCAGTTCGCCAAGTTCGCCGGCGAGTCGTCGGCGGCGGGGGAGGCTCAGAAACGATTCGCGGACAGGTCGCAAGACCTCATCGACGCTTTGCGTGACGGGAAGATCGGAGCCACGCAGTTCGCTATCGAGATGGAGCGGCTGTCGGCGGCGGCCGAAGAGGAAGCGGCGGCATTTGAGCGGGCGGCGCAGATCACGGAGCAGAACCGCAGCGAGGCCGAGCGGTTTGCCCGGTCGCAGACCGACCTGCGGGCGCAACTCGACGCCGGCCGCATTACGCAGGAGACCTACAACCGAGCCGTCGAGGCAGCAGCGAAGAAACTGACCGACGCGGAGCGAGCCGCGGCCGGGCTTCCGCCGCGGCTCGACAAGATCGCCGACTCGGGGGAGAAGGCGACGCTCAAGTTCAACGAACTCTCGGGCGTGTTCTCGGCTCTGCCCGGTCCGATTGGCAGCATCGCCGGGCGAATCAGCGGAATCACCAGCGCCGGCGAGGGGCTGGGGCGGGTGTTTTCCGGTGGGATTCAGCAGGGGTTCACGTCACTCGGGGCGTCGATCACGCCACTCATCAATAAGTTCACCGTCGGTGCCGCAGCGATCCTCGGCTTCGGGGCGGCGGCTACGGCCGTGACCAACGGCTTGCTCCAGTTGGAGGACCGCGTCGAAAAACTGGGCAACACGGCAGACAAACTCGGCGTTTCGTTTCAGTTCATTCAGACGTTGGAGGAATCCGCCCGCCGCAGCGGCACCAGTATCGACGCGGTCAGTGCCGCGTTTGGGCGACTGCAAAAGAACGTCCTCGGTGTGGACGAGGAGAGCAAGGCGGCAAGGAAGGCGCTGGACGAACTCGGAGTTGCTGCCGCCGACATTCAATCGCTGGAGCCGGAGGAGCAGTACCGCCTCATCGCCGAGAAAATGTCGCAGATCGAAGACCCGGCACGCCGCACCGCGACCGCGATGGCGCTGTTCGGCAAGGCCGGTGCCGACATGCTGCCGTTCTTCCGCAACCTCAACGGCTCCGCACAAGACATCGAGGAAGTCGGCCGGGCACTCACTGGCATCGACCGGCAGCGCATCGACGACTTCGGGGCGGGAGTAGACCGGCTCGGCGTGGCAACGCAAGGGCTGGGGCAATCCTTGCTCTTGCCGTTCGCCGGACTGGGGGAAGGAATCGCGAGGGCACTCGCGCAGGTCACCGGCGGCATCACGCGGATCGTGGACCCCATCGGGAAGATACTCCAGCCGCTGCTCACGCAGATTGGCCGCAACTTTGAGGTGCTCGGCACCGTAATCGGCGGCCTCGGGCAGATCATTGGGGCGGTGTTTGAACCGTTTGCTGCGGTGGTCGATGCCGTATTCACGGCCGTCGAGCCGCTACTCGACTTGTTCAAGGGCGTTGTCACGTCGCTGACGAACGCCAGCGTCGAGACGGTCAAGTGGGTCGTCTCGTTCACTCCGCTCGGGCAAGTCGCGGCGAACATCGGTGCGATTGGAGACACGATCGGCCGCATCGTGACTGTCATCGTGACCGCGTTTCAGCGTGCCGGCGAGTTCGTGGCGGGCTTTGTCGAGAAGGTCGGATCGTTCATCTCACAAGGCCCGCTGCTCGACGCCATCGGCAGCACGATCACAGCCGTTTTCGGGTCTATCTCCAGCGTGTTTGGTGCCATTTCCAGCGCCATCGGCGGCACGGTGGGACGGCTACTGGCGATTGCCGAGCAGTTCCTCGGCATCAAGGCCGCGGCCGACGCGGCCGGTGAATCGGTATCACAGGCCGTGGAAGTTGGACCGCCGGAATGGTTCAACGACTACGAGAAGGCGGTCGAGAAGACTCGCGAACTGGTCAGCAAGGCCATCGACGAGTCGGCGAAGTTCGGGCAGGCAGGGTTCGACGCGGCTTTGCAGTTCCAAGAAGCGGTCGCCGCGTTGCAGCAGCAAGCCGACGACGGCATCCTCAACGAAGCGGCCTACGAAAAGGAAGTGCAGAAGGCGAACGCGGCGTACCAGCAGCAGATCGAAGTGATCAAGGGCGCGGCCGATGAGTCGGAACGGCGGGCCAAGGCAGAAGCGGACAACGTCCAGGGAATCATCGACGCCTACTCGCGGCAGCAGAACATCGACCAGAACTTCGGCGGGTCTGCGGAGCGGGCCAAGGCGGCCGAGAATCTTTTGTCGATTGAAAACGAGATCGCCCGCATCGAAGCGGAGCAGCAGCGTGCCCGCGAGGCCGGCGATCAGAAGGCACTCGACGCCGCCACGCAGCGGCTGGCGACGCTGGATCAAGTCGCTGCCAAGGAGCGGGACGTTGCCAGCGGCGCGGCCGCGGAGCGAGAGAAGCAGCGGGAACTTGAGGAGAAACTCCGCGACGAAACGCTGGCGAACATCGCGAAGCAGCAGGAAGCGATCCGCAAGGTCAACGAGCAGGTCGCGGAGAAGAACACGGCGCTCGCCGAGCGGCAGTTTGAGATCGATATGGAGCGGATCAAGGAACTCGCGGACGCCCGCACCGGGGCAATCAAGATCAACGACCTCCGCGACGGCGGTATCGGCCAGTTCTTTGCCACGCTTCAGGAAGACCCCGCGCTTTCGGAAGCCAAGAAGCAAACGAAGGAACTTCAGAAGCTCCGCGAGGACATCAAGAAACTGGAAGCCACCAAGGTTGACATACTCGCGGGGGTTGGATGAGCGTCTACAACTGGCGAGAACTTCCCCGAGTCAACACGCACAAGATCGGCGAACTGCCGAAAATGAAGCGGACGTTCGTCGTCACGCTCAACACACCGGACACCTCGTCGGCTGCGATCCTTGATACGCTCGGCTTGTATCACGGCGTGTCGCACCCCGAGAAGTTGGACATCACATGCTCCAACATCGAGGTCAACGAGGGCTACGAGGAGTCGCGGTATCACGTTGAGGTCGTCGCGGACTACGAGGAGTACGCCAAGAAGGACTCCGAGAACGACGACACGAAACTGCCCTGGGAGCGACCGGCGAAGTGGACGTTTCAGACGCAGGGCGTCGCCGTCCCGGCCTTGGCGTACTACGACGGCAGTACACAGAAGCCGTTGGTCAATTCTGCGAACGACTTTTTCGAGGGGCTGACGGTCGATGAGGCTCAACAGAAAATCATCATCGAATCCAACCGCCAGTATTTTCCGTCGGCCATCGCCGCTGCGGTAACGAACTGCCTGAACGACGAAACGTACCTTGGGTTCGCGCAGGACTGCGTGAAGGTTCAAGGCATCAGCGGCGAGCAGGCTGTCGAGACGATCAAGGTGCCGAACGCGGACCAGACCGGTAGCCCCCCGCAGATCGAAGTGCAGTACTGGAAGATCAAGGCCGAACTGCTTTGCCGCCAGACCGGGTGGAACTTGCTCCTGCCAGACGTTGGCTTCAACTACATTGCGGCCGGCGTGAAGAAACGGGCTTTCGTCACGGACGAAAACGGCCAGAAGATTGCCAGCGCGAACCCGATCGCGCTCAACGGCTCCGGTGGTATCTCAAGCGGTCTGCCTGCGGTTTTGACGCGACGCATCTACAAGCGAGTCACCATGTCCACGTACTTTGGAACCCCACCAGCCACCTCATAGGAGAGCACCGTGCCCGACCTCTTGTATTCCATCCGAGTGACGCTCGACAAAGACGGCTTGCAGCAGTCGTACGCCGCTACGGCGCAGACGTCGAGCATGGCGATCAACGGCCTGATGAGCGTGACGCTCGACCTTGCCACGGCCACCGAGCAAATCTCGACCGTGACGATGACGACGCTTGGGTTGTGCGTTGCCCGGTCGCTTGTCACCGACACGACTGGCACCACGATCGTCTCGTTCGGCCGCCTCAGCGGTACGACGCTTTTTGAAAGCGTGCGGCTGGAGCCGGGCGAGATGAACCTGTTCCGCATGTCGCCCGGCAATTACGCCGCCAAGGCCAACGCCAACGACGCCCGGCTGCTCATCACCATCTTTGAGGATTGACGCGTGGCCGACCGCGTGACATTCGTGCCGAGCGCCGCCGAGCGAATCGCCGCGGCAGTGCGCGGCTTTGAGGCCGGCGAGCGGAACGGCACGCCTCTGACGTTCAAGCGTCCGCTTCCGCTGCCCGCTGACGCCGTGTTCATGAAACTCGGCAAGACGACTGCCGCGTGGTCGAAAGGCACGACCGCTACGATTGACGTTTACGCGGGAGGGACGGCGGGTAGTGAGACGCAGACGGGGACGCAGGCTGGAGCGGTCAACAAGTTCGCCGACGTGTCGTCCAGCAAGTGGGTGATGCTCGGCCTCGGACCGCTGAACGCGTGGTACCTCATTTCGGCGGAGTGCTGATCGTGTTTGAAGTCCTTGCCGTTATCGTGCAGGCAGACCCGGCCCCGTTCGCCGCGTGGGCGATCCTGCTACTTGCACTGGGAATGTACCCGGTTGGCATCCTGCTGCCGTCCTGCTGCGCGTGCGGCAACGCCCCGTGCGAAAACTGCCCGGCCGGCACTCTGCCCGATACGGTCACCGTGACATTCCCGGCGTGGGACGACGAGATGCTGGGCGCATACCGGCACCGGATCAGCATCAGCACGATCACTGACTGGGCCGCCGGGGCCGTCCGTCCGTCCGTCCGCGTCAACGAGACGGTGGCCGGCGTGATCACGAAAATCGACATCCTCGACGGCGGCTCCGGGTATGCCCTGATCGGCCGCGTCGCCCCGACGCTGACGCTCTCCGGCGGCGGCGGCGTCGGCGCGACGTTCGCGCCGACGCTCACCAGCAGCGGGACGCCGGCCGTCTGGACGCTCGACAGCGCGACGGCCAGCGGCGGCAGCGGCTACGTTGACGGGTCGTCGCTGACGATCACGGCCGCGGCGGGCGACACGACGACGACGAAGGCCTCGGCGACGGTCGTCGCCCGTAGCGAGCCGACGATCACGGCCACGGCCCCGGGCGGCAATGGGGCGTCCCTGAGTGTTTCGCTGTCGCAGTCCGGGTCGCCGCCGACCTGGGCCGTATCTGGCGTGAGCGTGTCGGCTGGCGGCACGGGCTACACGAACGAAGGTGGGGTGACGTTCGCCAGCGCAGGCACGACCACCGTTGCCGCACCGGCTGCCACAGTCGGCACGCTTGAGCAGGCGTCGCACGCAGTCGATGCCTCCGGGGCCGGCGGAATCGGGGCGGCGTTTTCAATCACTTACGAAGAAGATGGGGAGTTCCCGGGCTATTGGTACATCACGAACATCACCGTGACCAACGGCGGTTCGGGCTACTCGACTGGCGGCACGGTCCTGCTCAAGCCCAACGCCGGAACGCGGTTTGGCTTGTGGCCTGATGGCGACGCCAGCGACATCGAGCTGGGCTATACGCTGTCGGGCGGCGCGATCGCGAGTGTGTCTGGCTACGACAACGCGGTGTATTACCGTGACCGCGGCATCATTCAGTCAGTGACAGTCACCGATGGCGGCTCCGTCTACGCAAACACCGGCCCGGCCTACGGCGTCACCGTTACCGCTGGCGGTTCCTATCACCGCGAGGACAAGACGGCTGATCCGTATGTCGCAGCGCTCAGTTCGGCATCAACCACGGTCGAGGATGGAGGGGCCAACTCCTGCACGCCAAGTCTGACGCCGGTCGTGGACGACGACCCGTATAGCGCGACGTTCGGCCAAGTGACCTCCGTCACGATCGACGATGGCGGATGCGACCACAATTACCGCGTCCTCAACATCGGGAAACGGTGCTGCAAATCCATATTCGCCGGCAAGGCGTTCGTTTTGCGGCGGAACCCTTCCGACCCTTGCAAATTCCTCTACGAACGGTGCGAGGGTCTCGGTCTCACGCGCATCGAGCTAATAATCCCGGCGACCTCGGCTAACTACGGCCGGCAGCACGCAACGCTCACGACATACAGCGGCGACGTTGCAAGCGACGGCGAAACCTGCGCGACAACGTGGACCGCGACGACGTTCATCGACGACTGTTCAACGCTCTTGCCAACTGGCGCATCGTCGGGCGACACGCTGGAACTGGAAGCCGGCGAGCGCGTCGCGACCGTAGTGCCTGGAGGAACGTACACGGCCGCGGCGATAGTTGGTCCGTGTTCGCGGTGCTGCACCAGCGGCACGATGCCGGCCGAGATCGAGGTCGAGCTGGAAAGCAATACCCAGCCGAGCGCCGATGGGACTTACGTCCTGTCGCTCGGTGCTGCCGGGACATACGCCGACACCCCCTCCTCTGCGGCGTGGACGTATTCGTCTCCGCTTGAGTTGGTCGGGGGCAACTTGGGCCGGCGGGTAACCCTGCGCGTGCAGTATCAGCATTGCGGAGGCTGGGGGACGCCCAGCGGCACATACAAACCGGACCCAGACGAAACGAGCGATTCATGGTCTGTGCGTGGCTGGGAAAATGCCGCCGTAAACGATGCCTATGACTTCGCGCCGCGGCAGACCGTAAAAGCCCCGTGGCCGACGGGGGTCGGCGGCGGCGTGCCGAATGCACGCGCGGAAGACCCGTTTCCTGGCACGCAACTCAACTCACAGGATTACATCTCACACTGCGGCGTGGACTGCTCGACGAAGTGTTACATAGTCGCACAGGTTAGTTTCTGGAACTCGTCGAACAATTCTTACCTGACGAGTGACTTTATCGACAGCATGCCGGCCGCCGGCGCTCTGATCGCCGACGCGTATGAAGCCGGCGATACGGAGCGGAATAAAGTCATCGCGGGTTTCGAGGCGTTCTACAGTTACTTTTCTGTAATCCTCACAGGCGGAACCACCTACGATATCGACTTCCCGCCGACGATCGACATCCCCGACAAATGGCCGGGGCGGCGAATGACGCAATCGGTCTGCACGGCGTGCGAATCGGACCTCTGCGATCCCAGCGGGACGGTAATCACTATCGACTTTCCGCAGTTCAACAACGACACGAACACGCTGACGATACTATGAGCGAGTGCGACTTTTCTGCCGGCCTCGTCTGCCCCGCGTGCGGCTACCGCGCGCGGCACGCGAACACGCACAGAATCTGCCGGCCCGTACCGGAGCCGCCGCCGGTCATGCTGGGTGACGCCGTCGCTGCGGGACTGTCGGCCGTCGGCATTACGAAGGAGCGGGTATCCGCAATCTTCGGGAAGGACTGCGGATGCTCAGGCCGGCAGTCGTGGCTGAATGAAGCCGGCGTTACCGTGCAGCGGCACGCTCGCGCGGCGATCCGCGCGGCGGCCCGCTTCTACGGAATGGAGCAGCCATGAAGAAGTTCGACCCGGTTGACGCTGATGACGCGGACGACGAAGGCCCAAACCCGATCCCTGACGACGATGGCAACGTGGTGCTGAGAAGAGGAGCGAAGCATGGCAAGGACCAAGCCCCCAAGAAGTCTCGCCGAGTCGGTCGAGGCGACGGTGCAAAACGCACGACCGGGCTACACCAGTTGGTTCCAAAAACTGCCGCCAGACGCGCAGGCCGAATTCCTTGAAGCGAGGCGGCGGTTCGACCGCACGCGGCACCAGAAAACCGCCTTCGCCAAGGCACTGATCGCCGAGGCCAAGGCTCGCGGTTGGGCGACCGCCGGGGAATCTGTCCTCTGCGTATGGCTGGGGCAGACATGAAGAAACCACTCGCCGATGCTGCCGAGGATCGTGCCGATGACGCCGGCCGGCTGGCAACCGACGCCGAACTTGCTCGGCTGCGGTCGGAGGTGGCTGGCCTCAAAGGGCGGTACAAGGCGGCCCTTGCTCAGATCGACCGCGAGCGTGAGCGGGCCGACTCGCTGACCACCCTGCGCGGCCTGACGCAGCCGGCACGCCGAGCCGCCGGGCCGCGCAGGTCGTCGAAGCGGCACGCTGCGACGATGGTTTTCATGCTGTCCGACGTTCACTGCGAAGAGCGCGTGGACCCGGCGACTGTCAACGGCGTCAACGACTACTCGCTGGAGGTGTGCGAGCGACGGCTTGCCGAATTGGAGGGCCGACTGTTTGCCATGCTCGCCCACGAACGGCACTTGGCCGACATCCGCCGCATCGCAATCTGGCTGGGCGGCGACTTCATTACCGGGCATATCCACCCCGACTGCGTTGAGGTGGCACAACTCTCGCCACCGAACGCGACGCGGTGGATCGGCACGCGGCTGCGGGGCATGATCGACGCCATAGCCGCGAACGTGGATTCAGTCGTTGTCTGCACGAACGCCGGCAATCACGGGCGGTCTACCGAGAAGCTCCGCATCGCAACCGAACTGGATCATTCGTGGGAGCAGATGCTCTACCACACGCTCCAGCGTGAGGAGCGAAATCGGAACGTGGAGTGGCAGATTGCATCCGGCCACCTTGGGTACGTTGACCTCGACGGCTTCGTGCTGCGAACGACCCACGGCCACAGCATCCGCTACTCGCAGGGCGTCTACGGTTTGGCCTTGCCGGCCACCAAGGCGATCGCCGCGTGGGATGCCAGCCGCCGCGCGGACCTGACTATTTTCGGGCACTACCACACGTGGGGCTGGCTGCGTGGCGGCCGGTACGTGAGCAACGGCTCGGTGATTGGACACTCCGCGTACTCTACTTTCATCAAGGCCGGCGCTCACGACCGCCCCTGCCAAGGGCTCGTCGTGATTGACCACGGCCGCAACGAGGTGACCAAGGCTTACCCGCTGTTTTGCGACGGCGACCTGAGGAGCAAGCATGACGACACTCGACGAATCCAACGCCGCACTACGAGCAGCCGTCCGCGAGCGGCTCGACGCCACGCCAAAGGATGACCACAAGATGGCGGGATACCAGCCGTTGACGGAACCTCGGCACATCGCCGCAAGTACCGAGGATACGCAATACGACGCGGCGACGATGAAGGCCGCAGCGAAGCACGTCGAGGCCGCCCGTGAGTCCTACGCACTGAGCGACACCTACGCCGAGTGGGAGCCGGGGTTCCGCCCCGTCACGCCGGCAGAGCAGACGCTGCGGGACGCGATCGCCGCGGTCCGCGACCGGCACACGAAGTACGGGCCGCCGGTCGAACATTTTGGCCGCACGGCGTCGCTCGTCAACGCAGCGTTCGGCACGACGTTCACCTCGGCGGACTGGGCTCTCGTCATGGTGCTCGACAAGATCGCCCGCCAGATGGGGCCAGCGGCGACCGACGACGCTGCCATCGACATCGCTGGCTACGCGGCCTGCCACCAGGAGTGCCGACGTGCCTGAGCCGCTTTCCGACGCCTACCTCCAGCAGTGCGAGCAGGACGCCCGCCGGTTCAGCGGCGCGTACACCGGCACCTCGGGCACGCTCGCGGCCCACGTCATGCGGCTGCTCAAGGAGTTGTCGCGGGTCAAGGGGACGCTCGCCGTTGAGCGAGCGAGGCGTGAGCAGCACACCTGCCGCTGGGGCGACGACCCGAGTGGGCCTTACGTCTCGGACGAATTCATCGGCGGCCTGCGGGCTGATGGCAACGAGTGCTGGCCGGATAGATGAGGACGCAGGACGCATGATCGCTCTGTACGTCGTCTCGGCGTGGCTCGCCGCCGACGTTGCCACGGGCATCGTCCATTGGTGGGAGGACCGCTATGGCGACCCCGCGTGGCCGGTGCTGGGGCGGCACGTCGTGGAGCCCAACATCCGGCACCACTCCGAGCCGCGGGCGTTTCTGGCCGGCGGCTACTGGCAACGCAACTGGACTACGATCCTGCCCGCGGTCGTCATTGCGATCGCCGCCCTGGCGGCGGGGCAACACTGGCTCGCCCTTGTGGCGGCGTTCTCCAGCCAGGCCAACGAGGTTCACGGCTGGGCACACCAGCGATGCTCACGCCCGATACGGGGGCTGCAACTCATCGGCCTGATCTCGTCGCCAGACGGGCATGCGGTCCACCATCAATCGCCGTTCAGTACCGACTTCTGCGTCATGAGCGACTTGATGAATCCGCTGCTGTCTGCGTTGGGATTCTGGCGTGGGCTGGAGCGGGCCGTGGGCTTGGCCGGCGTGCATCCGAGAGCGGAGCGAGAGACTGCCTGACCGGGCGCGATCGAAACTCGGATGATCCAGTTGCTTTCTGCGTGAACCGGTGCTACGAATGGAGGCGAACGGCTATGCAGGGAGATGATGCAGTGGTGTACATCAGCGGTCAGGAAGCGGCGAAGCGGCTCGGCGTGGCACCGGTCACGGTCAGCCGCGTGGCTCGGCGTACCGGAATCGGGGTGTTCGTGGAGGACGGGCGGCTGGCCGCCTTGGCTACGACCGACTTGCCGAAACTCCAGCCGTTTATTCACGCGACGGCTGGCAACCCGGTCTGGATCGCCACGCGGGGCAAGAAACTGAAGCCGGCGAAGCGGCGATCCTGAATCCCCTTATCTATATAGGGAAATTTCAGGGTGCCCGAAAACGATTCTGAACGTCCCGGTTTTCCCGGCAGCGTCGCGCAAACCCTTGCGCCGCATCGGTTTTGCGTGCCGAGAAAACGCCCGCGAAAACCTGTTTTGCCGATGCTTTTTTTCTCGGCACCGATCAGTCTCGATTTTTTGGGGGACACCGAGAGTGAAATTGGCCCATATAGGGTAGGGGATTTGACGCGGCGGCGATGCTGGAGGGCATGCCCCGCACCCGTATCCACGTCAATCAGCACGTGATCCGCCGCAACAAGCGGGCCGGCACCGACGATCCGCCGCTGACGGTCAAGCGGGGCCGCACGAACACCTACTGCCGGGCGGTCGAGGTGCTGGGGCCGAGCCGCGTCGTCTACTCTCCCTGCCGCCCGCTGTCCTGCGGGGCGAGGGTCTGGATCGAGACCGACGCCGAGGTGCGGCTGGACGGGGTGGCCCCGCCCCCAAAACCCTGACCCCCCGTTTTCCCCGGCGAAAACGCACAAAAAATATTTTACCGCCCCCCTATTGACAGCCGATATCCTTTGTGGGATGATTCAGGGGTCAACGCGGCGGACACCGCGAGACGCCAACAACGGAGAACGAACGATGACGATCACTCAGGTCACTAAGCAGTTTCACGATGACCCGTCCCGCACCTACACGGTAGAGCAGACCGAGGCCGAGATCACGATTGGCGGCGTCACCAAGACCGTGACGTTGCAGCGGTTGTCGCCTTCGCACAACTGGCTGCCTGCCACGGATCGCCCGATCAACTCCGTTGTCGTTCGCTTCCCGACCGGCGCGAAGGAGCATCTGATCGGCTGCTACGCCGCCTACCAGCGAGGCAGCCGGTGGTTCTTGTCGGCAAGTGGATTTCGCAATTCGAACCGCATGTCGGTTGTCCGCTGGGCCGCCGATGACGAAACCGGCAGCGGGTGGAACCGCTGATCGCCCGGCTACCTCAACCCCGCCGCACAGTGCGGCGGGGTTCCACGGACTCAAGACTACGGAGACACGACGATGACCGGCAACAGCGAATGGATCGAGAAGAAGGTGGCCGCGATGCTGGCTGACCTGCGGCGAAGCGGATTTTGGGACAGCGGAATCGACGAGGCCCGTCACCTGCAACGCACCTACGGGTACACGTGGGACGTGGCACTGAAGATTTCCTGCGACTACTGGTGCAAGTGATTGTTCGGACACCCGTGCTGCGGGCGTTCCGCAGCGCGGTCGGGGCGATGGGACTTCAACGGAGGACGGGACGATGGCATTCAAGTTTCCATGCGACATGACGGATGGCGAGCGGGAGGCGTATCACCGCCAGCGATTTGAGGACGATCGCCGGGCCGGGGCGAAGAGGTTCGGCCTAAAGGCCGACGAGGTGCTGTTCTACAACAGCGGCATCTGCTACGACCGGATCGTCGTGACCACGATGCTGGCGGCTCGCAAGGTCGCCAAGTCGGTTGAGGGCGAGACGGTCAACGGCGGATGCTTCGATGGTGCCCTGCTCGGTGGCATCACCGAGGCGACGGTCAACGGTGTCAAGGGATTCGACGTTCGGTGCTGATTGTTCGGGACCAACAAAACGGAGGACGATGCGATGAGGCAGAGCGGAGACACGAAGCGGCTCGCGGAACTGAAGGACGAACTGCGGATGCCGAAGGATCGGCTGATGCGAGTTCTATCACACCTTGAGGCCTGCGACCGCGGGCTGGCGAGAAGGCTCGGGACGATCATCGGAAAGATTGAGGACTTGCAGCGGCGCATGCCGGGTTGACCATTCAAAACAAACAAAACGGAGGACGGGACGATGGACTACGAAGCAACGGACAAGTTCATGAGCGGCTGGGTTGCGACCTGCGTTCACAACGGAACGCGCTTCTACGCGACCGAAGACCTGACGTTCACCGACCGGCTGGCCCGCGCCGCATGGCGGCGGTGGGGTAGCGAGGCCGACAAGGTGGCGAAGTCGGCGAGCGTGTACGGGTTTTACATGAAGGCCGAGCGTGTTGCGGAGGTGCAGTCATGAAGATCACCACGAACCACCCCGGCTACCAGGCGCACGTTGTGCGGCGAGCGGCCCGCTGGGCGGCGAAGCATCTCGGCATGGAGGCGAAGGTACTGCGAACGCTGACCGTCGAGGTCGGCTACCGCCGGGGCCGGGCGAACGGCTGGGGCGGGTGGTACCACCACGCCGACCGGAGGGTTCAAGTGCTGCTGCCGAAGATGGGCAGCGACAAGTACTACCCCGCCTGCATGGCGAACAACATCGCGGAGCGGCAGGCGGGCCGCGCGGCGAACGACGAATGGGAGTTGTTCGTGGCGATCCTCGCCCACGAACTGGAACACGCCCGGTGCTACGCGGTCGCCCGCAGCTGGGAGGAGCGGGCGAGGCTCAACCACGAACCGCGAGTGCGGGCTGTCGATTGGCGGGCGTTGCTCGCCTTCCGCGAGTCCCGCGAGACGCTGCTGGCCGATTGGCTCCGCGAGAAGCCGCAGCGACCGGCGAAGCCAAAGCCGAGCGTCGTGGATCGACGGGCGGCGCGTGCGGCGGAACTGCTCGTGGCCTGGGAGCGGCGGCTCAAGATGGCAAGGACGAAGGTCGGCAAGTACCGCCGCAAGGTGAACTACTACGGAGCCGTCGCCGCTCGACGGCAGGGATGATTGTTCGGGATTACCAACACTGGAGGACACGACGATGGTCAAGATGACTGTGGAGGGCGCATTGACCTTGCTCGACTTGCAGGCCCGCGAGTACCGCATCGCATACGCGATGGGCAACGGCGAGTTCGACGTGGTGGATTCGTTCATGGCGGCCGATGACGCCGGGGCGAACGCCTACGCGGCGACGTACTACGACGGCGACGAGTGGTACGTGCTGGACGACACCGGCCGGAACATCAACGGGGGGGACCAAGAATGACCGTCGAGAAGCTGAATCCACGCGAAGCGTGGCTTGTGGATCGCAGCGGCAAGTCGTGCTGCTATCTGGTCAAGGACGGTGGCCGCATCTTGGGGCTGCTAGAGAAGGAGCCAGGACGCGGGATGCCGTGGAAAGCGTTCCACGGCACGGGTTGGGAGAGCAAGTACCTCGGCTCGTCGTACACGGGCCGCGAGGCGGCGGTCGAGATGGTGGTGCAGGCGGTTCGCGAGCGGCTTGTCGCCGGGGTGTCCGCATTGCGAAGGGCTGATTGTTCGGGACTACCAACAACGGAGGCAGAACGATGAAACGGAACGACATACACGACCGACTGACGCACGCGACGTGGCTGGCGGCGACTGCCTGCTGCACCGCGTTGCACGACATCGGGTTCACCACCGAGGAGATTGCCGGGCTGATGCCCAGCACCATGACGGCGCTGGGCGACGCAATCGTTGACCAGCGGTACGGCGACGGCAACTCTCCGTGGCCGTACTCCTACGATTCGATCCTCGATGGCGATGCGATCAAGGTGGGGCAGGACCACGCCGAGCGGCTCGCGGCATCGCGGGCGGGGGTGCAGTCATGAGCGGCATCGTGAAGTGCCGAACCTGCGGCGGCAGGGAGGTCGAAAAGATCGTGCTGAGAGAAGGCGAGCGGGACCGGGTGATTGTTCAGTGTCGGTTCTGCGAACGCCGCCGCAACGAATACACACGCATCGCCAAGAATCGCACGGGTGAGGTGCAGAAATGACTGTCACACACGCGGTTACCTACCGGATCGTCGAGACGCTCGACCCTCGCCGCCCGGGCGAGCGGTGGTTTGAAGTGTGGGGCGGCAACCCAGCCACGGGGTACGAGTGGCTCATCGCGGAGTACGACACCCGCGAGCAAGCTCGCGAGATGATTCGACACTGGCAGGAGGACGCACGATGAGCAGCACCACCCTCCACCGCGTCTGCTGGAACTGCCCCGACATGGGCAACCGGCAGGAGTGGTTCACGACGTGGAATAAGGCGATGGCCTTTGCTCGTCGTAAGCGGATTGCCGACAACGCACACTTCGACGTGGTCGAGGTTCCGAAGACGAGACTCGGCCTCGCGGCGTGGCTGAACAAGAACTGCAACACGGACAACGGGTGACACCGTGCAAACCTTTCTCCCCTATCCCAACACATGGGCATCGGCCCGGTGCCTCGACAATCGGCGGCTCGGCAAACAGCGCGTCGAGTGCAAGCAGATTCTGCTCACGCTCGGCGTCGATGTCGGCGAGCATCGCGGCAACCCGGCATCGCAGTGGCGGAATCATCCCGCCGTCCGCATGTGGCGTGGTCACGAACTGCCACTCGCGGAGTACGCCGAGATCATGTGCATCGTGTGGCGGCAACGCGGATTCAAGGACACGCTGCGGGATCAATTCCGTGCTGTGTGCGGCCGGCTGTTGTCAAACAGCCGGTGGCACCACTCGCCCAACTGGCTCGGCTACGACCGGCTGCACGCATCGCATCGCAGCAACTTGCTTCGCAAGGATGCCTCGCACTACGGGCAGTTCGGATGGCAGGAGCCCGCCGACCTTCCGTACTGGTGGCCGACGCAGCAGGAGGTGGTGGCATGATCCGCGACATCGTCCGCACCGCGTGCGTGGTGGTCGTGATGGCCGTTGCCGCCGCGCTCATCGTGGAGGTGCGGCACCGGCTGGCGGTGATCGACCTTGCCGCCCGGCTGGCACCGCAGCCGCAGGTGTACGCGTGGGCACCGCCACCGGCCCCCGAGCCGGAGGGGCGGCTGGCCGGGCTGGGCCGGGCGACCCTGCGGTGGGCCGACGCGGCCTTGGGGGTGGTCCGATGAAAACCCCGAAAACACCGGGAAAAACGAGGGAAAAAATATTTTGGGAAAGTCTATTGACAGCCGGAACCGATACGATATAATGAGGGCATGACGCGGCGGACACCGCGGCACGGACAACGAAACGGAGAACGAACGATGAACGCGATTCAGTTTGAGACGATGCGGGCCAAGGCGAACGTGGACGAGTGCCAGAAGCAGTTCGACGCTGCGGTGGACTTCTGCCTTCGGATGGCCGACGAGTTGAAGGTGGCTCGGGAGCGCGGCTGGAGCATGACCTGCCCAGCCAACAACCTTGCTAATTCGGCTATGGAGGTCGGCCGCATCGCCGCCCGGCTTGAGACGCTGCTCGACACGCACTCCACCCTCAAGCGGATCGACGGCTGATTGTTCGGACTTCCTCACAACACCCCAAACGGAGACACGACGATGACCCCCGCAAGCAAGATGGACTTCAAGAAGATCAAGGACGCGATCAACTTCCTGGGTCGCGACGATATGCGGACGCGGCTCACGACGAAGGTGGGCGACAACCCGGCTAACGTGGACGCAACCCTGACGCTGATCGAAAACCTGTGTGCCGTGATCCGGCAGCAGGAGGGGCTGGTGGTCGAGGAGATTGTGGCTGGGTGACCGACTTGCGGCCCGGCCGCGTTGGCCGTGCCGCTGGACTGATTGTTTAGGTTCGATAACAACGGAGGACTCTCAGATGACGACGATGATTTCGACGAACGTGGCCGACAAGGTTCGCGCGGCCTTCAATTTCTCGGTGGACAAGTTCCCGCTCTGCGGGCCGGAGGGGATGCGGACGCCGTTCTACGGACTGTTCAAGTCCGACACCGGCACGGCGGTCGGATACGGCTCGGTCAGCGACCGCTACGAGGCGCACACGACCGACGACGTACTGGCTCTGGTCGAGGCGGCTGGCACCGCGTTCGACGGCGTGGCCGAAGTGAAATGCCACTTCGACAACGGCCACTACGTCACGGTGCAGCCCAACAAGGAGCAGCGGATCGCGGTGTTCGGAACGGCCGACAACATCTTCCCCCGCATCGTGATCGACGCGGGCTACGGCGGGCAGGCGTTCAAGGCCAGCCTCGGGCTGTACCGCGACCTGTGCCGGAACATGATGATCATCCGGCAGGCCGAGGGAACGACCGTGTCGATCCGGCACACGTCGGGCCTGCGGCTTCAGATGGACGAACTGATTGCCACGTTCGCGTCGCTGGAGTCCGGCTGGGGCAACCTCGCCACGGTCGTGCAGCAGATGCAGAACCGCGAGGTGCGGATGGTTGAGTTCCTGAACGCCATCTACGGCGAGCCGAAGTCCGACGAGGGGCGGTCAATGACGGTCCACAAGAATCGCACCGAGGCTATTTTCCGCCGGCTCGTCACGGAGCGGATGAAGACGGGCCGCGGCTCGATCGGCACCGACTTCGTCGTGACCGGCTGGGAAGCGTTCAACGCGGTGCAGGGCTACACGCAGTGGGACGCAACCCGCCGCGGTCGCCCGACCGAGATGGAGCGGATCGTCCGCGCACTTCACGACAACCGAGTCGCTCAGGCCGAGCGACTCGCACTGACGATGGCGGTCTAGTCCCCCGCCAGACGCCGCGCAAGCGGCTGTCGCCGGGGGGAGCGGGTTTCCTCCGTTCCCCCGCCCCCCCGGCTCTTTTTTTCAACGAACGGCAACGCGTAGGAGACTGGCCATGGACGAGGGTACGAAGGTTTACCGGGCATACATGTTCACCGATGGGGTCAACTACCTCATCGACGAGGGCATAGTCAGCGCGATCGCGGTGGACGGCCAGCCGCTGGTGCGGCTGGGCGGCGCACTGCTCCCTATGGTGTCACCGTTCCCTACGGTGTGCGGCTGGCGGCTGACCAAGGCCGCCGCGCAGGCCGACGCGGCCGACGCACTGGCACGAACGATCGGCAAGCTGCAGGCCAAACTCGACGACCTGCGCGGCGAGATTCTGCACGCGACGCTCACGACGGAGGACGCGGCATGAATCGGCACGTTCTCCTCTGCTGCCCGCAAGCGGTGGCGAGTTCATGGGAGCGAGTCGTCGCGGGCACCGCCCGCGGCGACTTCACCGCGTGGGCTCATCAGACCGACGCGGCCCGGTGGTTCGCCAAGCGACACGCTGGCATGCTCGCGGCCGACATGGGCACCGGCAAGTCGTTCATGGCGATGCTGGCACTGGGCATAGCGGACGGCTCGCTGTCGTTCCTCGACTTGTGCCGCGGCACGGGGGCGGTGCGAGCCGCACGGCTGAAGCAGGCGGTGCGGACGGCCGGTTCGCGGCGGATTGTGGCGACGGTGAACTACGAGTCGGTCTGGCGGTCGGGCCTCGCTGCCGCGGTCGAGGCTGTGCCGTGGGACGCCATCGTGCTGGACGAGTCGCACAGGATCAAGAGCCCCGGCGGCAAGGCGAGCCGGTGGCTGGCCCGGCTGGCTGCGAGGCAACCTGACGCCCGGCGGCTCTGCCTGACTGGCACGCCGATGCCGCATTCGCCGCTCGACCTGTACGGGCAGTTCAGGTTCCTTGATCCTGCGGTGTTCGGCACGTCGTTCGTGCGGTTCCGCGCGAGGTATGCGGAGTGCGACCTGCGGTTCCCCGGCAAGGTCAAGGCGTGGCGGAACCAAGACGAACTGACTGCGAAACTCGACGCCCGGTCGTGGCGGGTTACGGCCGACGAAGTCCTCGACCTGCCGGATGCGATTCACGAAACCGTCCCGGTCGAACTGTCGCCGAAAGCGCGGCGGTTCTACAAGCAGCTGGAAACCGAGATGACCGCTGAACTGGAGTCCGGAACCGTCACGGCGGCGAACGCCCTGACAAAGCTCCTGCGGCTCCAGCAGGCGACGGGCGGGTACTGCCGGCTCGACGGCAGCAGCACGGTCGTTCCGGTTGACGGCACGCCGTCGAAGCGAATGGCACTCCTCGACCGGCTGGAGGACTTGCCGGCGTGCGAGCCGGTGGTCGTGTTCTGCCGTTTTCGGTCGGACCTCGACGACGTGGCGGCGGCGGCTCGCACGCTTGGCCGCGAGTACGCAGAGGTCAGCGGCGAGAGAAAAGACCTTGAACGCTGGCAGGCCGGCGACGCGGTGATCCTCGGCGTGCAGATGCAATCGGGCGGCGTCGGCATCGACTGCTCGCGGGCCGCATACGCCTTCTACTACAGCCTGGGCTACAGCCTCGGCGACTACGAGCAAAGTCTGGCCCGGCTGCGTCGGCCGGGGCAGACGCGGTGCGTCCGCTACTATCACCTCGTTTGCGGTGGCACGGTGGACGAGCAAGTGTATGCGGCACTGAGAGAGCGTCGATCGGTGGTCGAGGCGGTGCTGCACAAACTGACGACGCAGAAGGGAGCGGTAGCATGAGTTCTGTTTTCGACGACGAGATCGAGGCCCAGCACGGGCAGTCGAGGCAGTTGTCCGCGATGCTTGAACGGATCGCGGAGTTGCAGGCTGAGAAGAAGCGGCTGGAGTCCGAGGTGTCAAAGGTGACTGCGACGCTCAAGGAATCCGAGTCGCTGGCGGTTGAGCAGTTGGCCGCGTCGGGCCTCGACGGCGTGCGGGCGGCTGGCAAGTCGTGGTTCGTGCGGGAGTTCTTTTCCGTGTCCGTGCCGACCGAGAACCGCGAGGCGGTAGTCGAGGCGGCGAAGGACGCCGGGCTGGATGACTTGATTGCGGTGAACACTACCACGCTCAAGAGTTGGCTGGTCGAGCAGCGTGGCAGCGACGGCGGCGAATCTGCCCTGGCTGATGGCACGCCGTTCGCGGGAATGGTTCGGGAGTTTCGCGAGATGCGACTGTCGCATCGATCGCTTGGTTGATTGTTCGGGTATGTTTCCTACTTCAGAAAGGGACGATAGACATGGTCAAGAAGAACGATATCGCGGTGATTGAGCCGCAGGCTGGTTTCCTCGCGCTGCACGGCGACCTTGATTTCAAGGAAGCGATGGCGGCGAACCTCGCCACGGGCGAGACGATTCAGGTGAGCGACCTCATCCGAATCAAGACGCCATCGGGCGGCGGTCGCACGTGGCAGTACGTGAACAGCGACGGCGCCGAGGTGGAGGAGAAGGCCATCCACGGCCTGCTCGTCTACTATGCCACGCTGGGGCAGTTGTGGGGGAGCGAGGAGCCGACGAAGGGCCAGCGACCGGTGCTGACTTCGTACGACCTCCTGACGGCGGTGCGGACGAACGACTCGCTCGGCGACATCGACGCCGAGCAGTTGGCCGCGTTCCGCATCGGTGACCGGCTCTACGACTGGGCCGCGATGGGGCGCGAAGGTTCACCGTTCGGCTGGGGCAGCGGCAAGGGCGGCATCGGTCGGCGGATCAAGGAGTCGCGCACGATGGCGATCCTCCAGCCGGGCGAGGCGTGGCCGGTGCTGCTGTCTGTCGGCGGCGGTTCGCTGTCCACGGTCTGCCCGTTCGTGAAGCGGCTCAAGGTGGCGCACTTCCGCTGCCACGTGAGCCTCACGCTCCAGAAGGTGGCGAGCAAGGGCGGCATCGACTACTCGCAGATCGTGCCGGAACTCATCGGCACGATCAGCCGCGACGAGGGTCTGGTCATCAAGAGCCTCTACACCGATCCGCTGACGCGGATCGCAACGCAACTCGACGCGCCGCAGGATGCGGCCTGAGAAGGGAGTCTCGTCGATTCGCCCCGGCGGTGCGTGGAGACGCACCGCCGGGGCATCTTTCACACACACACACGGAGGGGACTATGCAATCGGGAATCGCTTCGCTTGCCGCGTCGTACGCGGCACGCGGATGGAAGTTGGTACGGCTCAATGGCGTCGTTCGCCCGGCTGTCTGTACTTGCTCCAAGGGGGCAGACTGTGCTACGCCGGGGAAGCATCCGGCCGGCGGCAACGGCTGGCACCTGTCGGCCACCAGCGACGAGGAAGAGATCCTGTCGTGGTTCGACTCCGGGCGGCCGGTCAATATCGGCCTGCTGCTCGGCCCGCGGTCTGGCGTGATCGACGTCGAACTCGACGGCGACGACGCCAAGCAGGCGTGGCTCGACCTCGGCCTCGGTGAAATCTGGACGCCGACCTACACGGCGGGGCGGGGACCGCACCGGCTGTTCCGCTGGGCCGAGGACTTGCCAGCCGTCGCCGTCAAGAAAGTGCTTGGCATCGAGGTCCGCATCGGCAACGACGGCCGGGCGGCGCAGTCAGTGCTGCCGCCGTCGGTGCATCACACTGGCGTGACCTACCAGTGGGTGGAGGGCATGTCTCCAGACGAAGTGGAACTCCAGCCGCTGCCCGAGAAGTTGGTCAACCTGTTGTTCAACGACGACGGCACTGGGCGACGCGCGTTGACTCGCGCGCCGGCTCGCGCCGTGCTGTCGCGGCCGGTGCCCGAGGGGGAGCGGAACAACGACCTGTATCGGTTCGCGGTTGCCGAGGCGTTCCGCGCCGGGCCGAACCTCGACGACGCCCGCGAGCAGCAAGACCTGCTCCTCAAGGTGCGGGCGGTCAACTCGCTCCAGTGCCGGCCGCCGATGAACGACGACGAAGTGGTGGCGATTTACCGCTCGGCCATCGGCTATGCCCGCAAGACGCGGGCGGCGGGGGTGGATTCCGAGGTGGCGATCCAGCAGGCCGAAGCCTCCGGACCGCCCCCCGCGGTGTCTGCCACGCAGGGGGCCAAGCAAGTCGCGGTGCGTGGCGAATGGAAGACGTTCACCGAGACGGGGCTGTCGTTCGCCCCGGCCGATCCCGACTCCGATCCCGAGTGGGGGCCGGGCGAGTGGCATCTGACAGTGGTGCATTCCGACCCGCTGGAATACCGGCTGCACGTACCGGCGTGGATACCGCTGACGGCGCAGGGCACCGGCAACATCTCGCTGACCGTGGATCAGTACGTCTCGGCACCGAAGGTGGCTCGGGCCGTGCTGGCCGCGACCGGCACGGTGATGCTCGACGCGGAGCCGGGGAAGTGGAAGCGAATATGGGATGGCGGCTACAAGGTCGAGGACGGCAAGAGTCAACAGAACCCCAAGAAGCGGATTGCCCTCGGCCTGAAGGCGAAGCTCTTGGCGAACGTGTCTCACGAGTGGCCGGGAGCATCGAGCCTGCGGTACGTGCTCCTGGCCACGTGGCTCTACGACCGGCTGTCGCAGGCGTCGCAGCCGGCCGACGACGACGTGCCTGACCCGACCGGCCGGGCTTGCTGGCGGCAGGACGGCACGCTGTGGTTCGCGTGGGGCAAAGTGTGGGAGGACATCGAGCGGCAGCACCGGGTTCAGGACGGGGAGCGGCTTGCCCTGAAAAGGCGTCTATTGGCCCATCTGCCGGGCGAGAAGGACTTCGGGCATGCGGAATACCGCCACCTCGGAGGTGCCCGCAAATCGTACGTGGTGTGGTCACGAAGGGAGTTCGCGATTCTTGAATCGCTGGCGACGCCGGGCGGCGAACGCGAAACCCTTCCTACTATCTAGGGAAATTGCAGGGGTGCCATTTCATGTTTTGGAGCGGCCGGTTTTCTCGGCAAGGTGCGTTTCGTGCCGTGTTTTCTGCGGCAAAGCGTGCCGGGGAAACCACCGGGAAAAACGGTTTTGCCGAGAGAAATTCTCTCGGCGTGTACGAAAAGGTCACCCTTGAGAGGGGGAAGCAGTGAAAATCGCGCGGCTGATTGGCGGGGCTGGGACCGGCAAGACGACCGAATTGCAGCGGATCATGTCGGCCGCCCTGCCCAAACTGGGCGGTGACCCGCTGCGGCTTGGCTTCGCCTCGTTCACCCGTGCCGCGAGGGCCGAGGCAGTCGCCCGCGTATCGGCCGCGTGGAACGTGTCGCCGGGGCTGCTCGACCGCGACGGCTGGTTTCGCACTGTTCACTCGACGTGCAAGCGGTGCCTGGGCATCCAGCCGGGGCAGTTGATCGGCGACAAAAAGGACGACATCGAGTGGATCAGCAACGCCCTTGGCGTGCGGCTTTCGACGACGCTGGACGATGAGGTGGGGCGGCAGAAGTTTATCGGCGACCCCGTGGTGGCGGCGGCGCTCAACTGCTGGAGCCTGTCGAAGAACTGCCTGCTGCCGCTGGAGCAGGTGGTTCGCCGGATGCGGTTGATCGACGACGACGTGCCAGACTTCGCCGCGATTGTTCGCGTAGCCGAACGGTACGAACTGGCGAAGCGGGTCGAGGACCGGCTTGATTTCACTGACCTGCTCATGCGGTTCGCGGGCCTTGCCGCCAGCGCGACCGAAGGCGTGTACCGGGTCGAGCCGCAAGGCGACTTGCCGCCGGTTGATGCGTGGCTGTTCGACGAGCAGCAGGACGCGTCGCCGCTGCTTGACGCGGCCTGCAAGCGGCTCGTCTCCGCACCGAGCGTGAAGTGGTGCTACGTCGTCGGCGATCCGTTCCAAGCCATCTACGGATTCGCCGGGTCGCACGCCGACTGCTTCCTCGGTTGGCAGGCCGACAAGGAGCGGTCGATGCCGAAGTCATACCGCTGCCCGAAGCCGGTCCTTGAACTCGGGGAGCGGTGCCTGCGGCGAATGACACGCGGATACTTCGACCGCGGCATCGCCCCGGCGGATCATGTCGGTAGCGTGACCGAGGCAGACGACCTCGACGCCGTGATAGCGAACGTCGATCCGAACGACGATTGGCTGTTCATCGCCCGCACGAACTACCATGCCGGCAGGATGCACGCCGCGTTGGCGGCCAGCGGTCGCCCGGCACGGTGGGTGAAATCGCCGGAAGGCCCGACCGCCCGCAGCGAGGGGCTCAAGGCGTTGCTCGCGCTGGAGCGTGACCAGCACGTGACCGGGGTGCAGTGGGGCAAGGCGATCGCGTTGCTGCCGCCGCAGGACAAGGACAAGCAGGCGATCCTGGCTCGCGGCGTCAAGACGCGGTGGGCCAGCCAGAACGCCGACGCGTGGGACTGCATCTTCGCAAACGACCTGCCGCAAGTAGGCGCTCAGCCGGCGCTCGTCGAGGCCATTCGCAGCGGGGCGTGGTGCAGGCTGGTGGATCGCGGCGAGCAGTGGCGAAAGCAGGCCACGAAGTGGGGAGCGGACCTCGCCGCCGAGCCTCGCATTCGCGTCGGCACGATTCACTCGGTCAAGGGGGCTGAGGCCGACAACGTCGTGCTGCTCACGACCATCGGCGCCCGCGTCGAGCAGGGCATGGAAAGCCCCGAGCAGGCGGACGAGGAACACCGCATCGCTTACGTCGCGGTGACTCGCACCCGCCGGAATCTGTTCGTGGTGAACGAGGGCAAACACGGTCGGCAGGTGCCGCGCATGGAGGTGCTGTGATGGGGCAGTGCGTCATCTACGCAAGGGTCAGTACGAAAAAACAAGCATGGGGGCACGGCCTTGTGAGGCAACTGGAGTGCTGCCAAGCGTTTGCCAAGGATCGCGGGGTGTTTGTTCGGGCTGTTTACGTTGACGTGTGCAGCGGCCGCGGCGACCTACCGAACCGAGAACGCGCGGTTGAAGAGGCAAAGGCCACCGGCTACCCGGTGTATGTCGAGGCAATCGACCGATGGACCCGCGACGGCGATGACGAGACTCTCGACGACGACGAACTGGGGATCGTTGTGTGCAGCGAACTCTTCAGGGAACTGGCGGCACGAATAGAAGGGGCACTCCGTGATCGACCTCTATGAAACCATCGCAACCTGCGACCAGTGCAGCGCGTCAACGTGGGAACTGGCTGGCGAGTTTGCGCCGGCCAAAGGCCCGCCGCAGGACGTGATCGAGTGTGCATTCTGCGGCTACCGGCTGCGAGTCAACGCCAGCCGACGACCGCGGTCTGCGCCGCTGGCGGCTCCTGCCGAGGACGACTTCCGCCTCCAGCACGGGCGGTTTGCCGGCATGACGCTGGCCGAAGTTGATGCCGAGGCGAACGGACGGCGGTATCTGGAAGTGCTGCGAGAGACGAACGAGAAGTTGCGGAGCCGGGTCGCGGCATACCTCGATCGCGTGGACACTTGACGCCTATGTTCCAGTACCGGCATGAGCGTCGCTACGCTGGCACGGAAGCCGCAGGGTCACGACGAGCCACTCGGCCCGTCGGAGAATCCGTTTTCGGTCAACAAGGTCACGGGGCACTCGCTGAACTTCCCGATCATCGGCACCTGCACGCCGTCACCGGTCTGCTCCGAGACGTGCTATTTCGCCCGCGGCCCGTCAACGTGGCCGGCGAGCCTCGCAAAGCAACACCGGCTGCTCAACTCCTTGCGTGCAGACCCGCAGCGACTCGCCGGCCGGATCGCCGGCTGGGCCACGCGGCTGCGGCTGACGTACGTCCGGTGGTGCGGCGGCGGCGACCTCGTCGCGGAGACACCGGCGTGCATCGACGCCGTCGCCACGATGCTGCCCGGCGTGCCGCAGTGGGTGGTCAGCCGCAAGCCAGAGATCGCCGCGACCATCCAGCCTCGCCATAATGTCTATCTTCACTTATCGCTCGATCGCAGTTCGCTCGACCGGCTCGACCGGTTCCGTGCCGTTGCACCGGCGGGGCTGCTGTGGTTCTGGTCGTACCAGTGCGACAAGGGAGAGGTGCCGCCAGCCGCGGTGGCGCCGGTCGTGTTCCGCGACGGATACGACCTTGACGGATCGCCGCCCATCGAACAAGATTGCCCCCTCAATCTCAACGACTCGATTGTTCGGGTGTGCGAATCGTGTCGCCGCTGCTTCAACGGTGACGCCTTGGAGATGGCAAAGGAATGCCACGCGAAGCCAGCATCGTCGCCGCGATTGTTCGGGTAGCCGAATCGCATGGCTGGATGCCTATCAAGATTCACGGCGGCCCGTACCAACTGAGCGGCCTCCCCGACTTGCTATGCCTCAAGCAAGGCAGGGCGGTGTGGCTGGAGGTCAAGCAGCCGGGCAAGAAGCCGACCGAGATTCAGAAACGCCGCATGGCGGAACTGTGCGACCGGGGCGGCACGCCGTGCCACGTTGTGACGAGCAAGGACGAAGCTCTTGCCTGCCTGCAAGGAGCCGGGCGTTGAGACGCAGCAGGGAACCGCCGGCTCCGACACCGCTCGACGACGTGCTGTCTCGCGAGTCACTCGACAAGGCGCCGTGGGTCCGCGCACGAATCAAGGAACTGGGTTTGATAGGGAGGCCGCCGTGCCGCTGGCTACCGCCGACGTTTTCTATTCGCAACCAAGGGAGGGCCGCAGTTCGGTGCGCATGAAACGATGAGAAACTTCGACACCAAACTCCTTGCAGAACTGTGGTCGGCCGGCGTGACCGGAGACGCTATCGCTAGGCGGCTTGGCGTGAGCAACAGTTGGGTCACGAAAACCGCTGCGACGCTCGGCCTGCCGAAGCGTGTCAGGGTTCAGAAGCATCAGCGGCCAGACCCGACGCCCGCCGAGATTGAGCGGCTCAAGGAAGAACTTTTTCAGAAGCGACTGGCACAGATGCGGTCCGAGCACCCCGACGTCACGCGGGCGAGGGTGCGGAGAGAATGCGGGGTTGAGTCGTGAAACAATTGCTCTTGTACGCCGTGCTGTTCTTGGCGGGGCTTGCGGCGGCTGCGATGATCGAGGTGTACGAGTGCGACACGCAGACGACCGCGTGGCTGGAGGAGTAAACGAACAGCGCCCCCGGCGGGCAGGCACCGCTCCGATAAAGCGGCCCGCCGAACCCGCCGGGGTGCGCCTATCAAACGTATGGGAAAACCGACGGGAAGCGGGGGATTTCCAATATGAGTTGGGACTCGCGGGCTGTCCCGACCGGGAACAGCCGGCGCGAAAATAGGAGACGATCCCGGCGCGGAGTGGCAAAATTGGCTGCGATGATCCCGAGCGGGCATGAGTGGGCGAACGGCTGCATTCAGCAGCCGCGAACAAAGGAGGATGATTCAATGAACGACGTTGATGAGCGGTCTGATGCAATGCGTGGTTCTGTGGGTTTTCGTGAGTTTCAGCGCGACTGCCGTCTATGCGGGGTGGACGGGGGCGACTCTCCGGCGGCACTTGCGGCATTCATGTACGGCATGCGATTCCGAAACAATCATCCTGATGTGGACGCGATGCTAGACGATATTGGCGCATGCCTGGCGCAGATAGACCCGTTCAGTGACAAATGCCTTGTCGCGATGAACACACCAGAGCGAAGGAAAGCGCATGAGTCGCTATCACGGTTGAGGCAATCGCGTGCCGACTAGCCACAGAACGCCAGCGATCAGCGGCTCGTCCGCTGCATCGCTTGGTTCTGTGAGCGCAGGAAAACGAGGTGAACGATGTGCGACGATGACTCTGTGATGTGGCCTTCAACGCTGCCGCCATGCTCAGTCTCAATCTCTTGGGCGCAGGCGTTGCAGATTGCAATGACCCAGCAGATGGACGAGACATGGAAGCAGGCGGCCGTCGAAGGGTTTGCCTACAAGGAGGTGGACTGGACGCCGACTAAGCCGACGCACCGCAAGGACGGCCCGCCGCCAACGGCGATGTCGTTTGAGCCACCAACGGACGGCAAGTAGTCACAGAACGTGCAGCGATGAATGGCTGCGAACACAGGAGCATGACACATGGCAGACGAGAATGAGCAGCCCATTCCATCGCGTGGTTCTCACGGGCAGGCGATCGCGATGGTGATTGACGCGGAAATACGGGCGTTGATGCACGGCGCAATCAGCCTCCGGCTCCACGCCGCCGACCGATCGCGCGGAAAACAAGAACTAACCGACACGGCAGAGATGTCTGGCTTGCTTGAGATGGCAAATGTACTAGACGACATGCGTGCGGAACGCGAAACAAAAGTTTTGCAGTGGAAGTCGCGGTGAGAACGCTTGCGATCAGCGGCACAGTCCGCTGCATCGCTTGGTTCTCGCTGGGTGGCACAATGTTAGTGGAGACGACATGACCGAAAAACCTGTTGCCGAATCGCCAAAACTGCTACATGAGAAACTGCCTGCCGCAGACGGTGCTTTCGCGTGGTTCGCGGGCTGGT